TTGTTTTAATAATGATACAAAACAACTTGAGTATCATATTCCATCCAGAGCTACTTTATATGATTATTCTGGAGAAATGTATCATTTCAGTGGCGGAAAATTAGATATCAAAGTTACACCCAATCACAGAATGCTTGTTACAAGAAAACTAAAGAAAGGTTGGTCTAATAGTGAGATAATTACTGCTGAAAACCTTTCACTGGGGACACACTATAGGTTTAGGTCAGTCGCAAAATTCAACGGTGAAGAAAAAGAATCAATTAATGTTTGTGGGAAAAGTATAAAAACTGATGATTATTTGGAATTTTTGGGAAATGTTATAAGTGAGGGATATGTTTGTAAGATAAATGACAAGTATTATAATAGCATAACATTATATCAAGAAAATTGTTCTCCAGAAAAAAATAGTATGGAAACCAATTTAGAAAAAATAGCAAATTGTTTTGGGAAAACCATACAATCAAAAACAATTGATAATAGCCATACTCCATTTTCCGGCACAAATACAAGCACGATGTGGCGAGGAATTCTGTGCTCATCTGTTTTAACCAAACATTTGTTTGAAGAAATAGGTGAAAACGGAAAATGTAATTCGCACAACAAACGCATTCCAAGGTGGATTTATTCTCTATCTACACGACAAATGAAAATACTTATTAATTCTCTTGTCGCAGGAGATGGAACAAAATACACAAGTAAAACTGGTAAGAGTGGATTTAAATATAGTACAATATCTGAAAATTTGGCAAAAGACCTACATGAATTAGTGTTTTTGGCCGGGTTTGCTCCAAAAGTATATAAAACAAAGAATGGTCAAGGAAAAGACTATTGGCTTGTTACCTGGACTGAGAGTGGCAAGGGATCATTCCCGCATTTCGGTGGAGTATCAAATAAAAGAGAACAACAACTCACTAAAGAGCAATATAATGGTAAGGTTTGGTGCTTTACTGTTCCAACAGGATTATTTGTCACCAGACGAAACGGTTTAATTACAATTCAGGGTAATAGCGCTGAGTATGATAAAAACTTTAAGATAATTACTCATGCAGGCGTTACGGTTGAAAGAGTTGGTGCTAATGGATCAATATTAGATATAAACCCAGACATGCAGGCTATTTTAGATAATATTTTGTACGGTCTTATGGTTCCAAAAGCGGTAGTGACACAGGAAGGTTCGTCTTTCAACAGCGCAACTGTTGGTCTAGAAGTTCTTAGGCAGCGCTACGAGGCTTTTAGGAACATGATGTCGCAGTGGCTCATTAAAAAGATATTTGCTCCAATCAGCGAAATACAAGAATTTTATGAGTATAAAGATGGGGATAAAAAACTTATTGTCCCAGACATTGAGTGGAATAGAATGATATTGTTTGATATGGATAACTATATCAGTGTATTAAACGGATTGGTCAAAGAAAAAGCAGTATCCAAGACTACACTTTTTAGAAGCCTTGGTCTAAACATCGATGAAGAGAATAGACTTCGTAAGGAAGAACTAATAAAAGAAGCTATAATAGGAAAAGAAACAGCTATTCTAAATTCAATGACTCTTGGTGCCTTGCGCTCACTAAAGGCAGAGGACGATATAATAGAACCAACAGACCAGGTTTCTCTACCTGGGACACCTGGTTCAGAGGAATCAGGAATACCTGGAATGACTCCTCCTGGCGCCGGCGGATTAGGCGGTGGGGGTCTTGGTGGCTCTCCAATGCCTCCAATGGGCGGACTTGGCGGCGGCCTAGGTGAGCTTCCAACAGAGGGCCTTGGCGGCCCTGAAGCTCCTGCGGGCGGTGGAGAAACACCTCAAAGCCCAACGCCAGCACCTACATCACCAACACAATAAGGAAGCACAGTGTCTAAAAGACTCACAAGCAATAAAGTAGAAAGATCTATGTATCAACAGTGGTATTATGAAAACAATAAAGACGAAATCACACAATATAAAAAGGCATATAACAAAAAAAATAAAAACAAAATAGCGGAAGAACAAAAACTATATTATGAAAATAATAAAGAGAAAATAAAATCATATAAAAAGCAATATTACTTAGATAATAAAGACAAAATATCAGAGAAACAAAAACTATATTATGAAAACAATAAAGAGGTTATCGCAGAAAAAGAAAAACAATACTATGATAAAAATAAAGAAACCATATTGGTAAAAAATAAACAATACTATGAGGAAAATAAAGAAATAGTTTTAGAGAAAAATTCGGCGTATCGAAAAGAGCACAAAACAGAAATCACAGAAAAACAAAAAGAACGCTTAGAAGTTGATATTAATTTTAAGTTGTCATGTAGGTTGCGAACAAGACTTAGTGGTGCTTTAAAAAATAATCGCAAATGCGGTTCTGCAGTTAGTGACTTGGGTTGTTCAATATCAGAATTAAAAATTTGGTTGGAACAGCAATTTTATAATCATTCTTATACTGGCGAACCTATGACTTGGGAAAACTACGGAGAATGGCATATAGATCACATTTTGCCTCTTTCTAAATTTGATTTAACTGACAAAACACAATTATTGAAAGCTTGTAATTGGTTTAATCTACAACCTCTTTGGGCCGAAGATAATTTAAAGAAATCAGACAAAACAAAACAATGATAGATATTTTTACTAAATTAGATAGTCTTATAAACTATGATGATAATTATAGTATTCTCAAAGCTTTTTCTACTTTGGAAAAAGAATTTAATATGTGTGTTACCAGGAAAGACAAAAGATATGCCTATCAAATAGTTTATGCTGCAAACAAATTAGCAGGAAAACTATCATTATTGTTTGGTAATAGTGGGGTTTATTCTTCTGAAAAATTGGTAAAAATATCATCTGAGCTAGTTAGGAATTTTGGTTTCAGAATAAACAAAATATTGTAGGTAAAATATGCTATTCAATAATTTTAAAATTTTATCAAAACGCGCCAAAGTTGTCAGTGATAAACCTGCATACAAAGACAAACAAGAAAGTGACAGCGGGAACACAATTTATCACTATGACGAAAAACATTTATCAAAACGCTGGCAACACAAGCGAGATAAGGTAAAAAATCTCGAAAAAAATGTAAAGAAAATACGAGAACAATATGAGAAGGATTTAAGTTCAGATGATCCCAGAACACGCGCTATTGCTGCTGTTGTTGGTGTTATAGATGATACGGCCGCGCGCGTTGGAAATCCTGACTCTATTAAAGATCATGACACATATGGTATAACTACGCTAAAACTAAAGCACATTTCGTTTAGCGGCGGCAAAGCAAAACTAAAATTCCCAGGAAAAGACAATGTTAATCAAGACCTTACTGTTGATAATAAGAAAGTCATTAAGGTCTTAAAAGAACTTACCAAAGACAAGAAAAAAGATGATTTCCTTTTTGAGGTTGATGGGAAAAGAATTTGGGACCGTGCTATCAATAGATATTTGTCTCCCTTTAAGATTAGTGCAAAGGATTTGCGCGGTTTCCATGCCAATCGTTTAATGAAAGAGTTACTGAAGAAAAAAGACTTTGACGAGGCTTTAGAGGAAACGGCCTCCATTGTGGGTCATGAAAAAGCAACGCTCAAAAATCAATACCTTTTACCCGAATTAGTCGAAAAATACGAAGGCAAAAAGAAAGATGCTAGCATAATGCGTTTATCAAAACGCGCTGAACTCACACCAGAAGACTTGGCTTGGGTTAATAGCATTAAGGGTTTGACTGCTGATGTTCCTTCTGCGCCAGCAACACAAACAGGTGGCGTAAAAATAAACAGTTTAATACTAGCTGCTTGGCAAACTTTATTACCATTTTTGCCAAAGGGTTCTGTGATTACTTCCGGAGAAAGAACGGCAGATGATCAAAAACGAATCCTGGAACACTATTGGCAAAAAGCAACTGGCCAAAAAATACCAGATAAACTTAAAGCCAATGATAGCGTATGGTTCCAAGTATCTAAGTCTCTTAAAGAGGACTATGGTTATATAGTTGGACCTCCGAAAACAAATGATCCTTATTCTCACTTGAACGGAAGAGCACTTGATGTTTCTGGTGCAAACTTAAATCAAATTGCCAATATAGCGGCTTCTGTATCAAACAACCCAAAATTACCAGTAAAATTTAGAAAACCAGTAATAGAGAAGCAAAACAATTGTGTTCATCTGGGAATAGAGAACGCAGAATATAATCCTGCGGCAATTAAAGAAGTATTAAGTAGCGGATTGGGAGTTACTGCATCTATATCTGTGCGTGCAAATAAATTTTTGGATGAAATGGGTTTTGGTCTTGAAACAGAACAGGGTGATTTATTTGAGAAATCACCAATATTCAGGCATTATGATGGCTACCAAACATACAAAATTCATGATATTAGCGAAACAGAAGCTAGCAAATTAGCAAAGAGTGAACCAGACGAATTCTTTTATCGCGGACTACACAAAGAATACGCTAATCTTGTTCCTGGTGCTTTACGTAGCATGATACAATCGAATGCAAAATTTTTCTTTGTATTTGATTATCACAAAGATGAAAAATATTCAGACTTGTTAATTTTGGCCGCCGAACTATTATCTCAACAGGACCCTAGGGCATTTTTCTATTTCGGCCTACATAAAAAGTTTCCAGAATTAGGCAGAGGTGCTGTTGTTCAGTTGATTGATACCAATCCGGACTCATTTTTCGATCTTGGTCTGGAAAAAGAATACAGCGATTTAGAGGGAAGTGCTGGTGCTGCCAGAAACATAAAAGACCCAAATAAAATTGAAATAGAAAAAGATTCTAATTTGAATAAAGCAGCAGAGGAAGACGACGAAGAAAAAAAGAAATTAGAGGAATATTTGAAACTTCGAGAAAAATATAAGCGATTATTTAAAGACAGAGACTATAAAGAGTTTCCACCAGAGGACCGCAAAAAGGAATTTTGGAAGCATCAATTTAATCCAAAGGAAATTGGTAGTTTTCCTAGTTTCTGGGAATATCCAAAAGAAGAAGACCCGGATCGTGAGGAAAAAGAAGAAGACCTTAAAAAAAGACGCAAACAGTACTGGCAGCACCAATTAAGTCCCACCCGGTGGCTTGGCTATGGCGCTATTCCTTTTTGGAAATATCCGAAGAGTTCTGTGATGCCAGTGCTATCAAAACGCGCAGAAGTCAATGACGTTGCTGGCGTATTTGCAGTATTGCCAAAAGAAATAGCAAAACAATTTAAGTCTCTTGGTGACCACGACAACAGTGATCCACACATAACTGTGATTTTTTGCGGTAAAGTAAAAAAGAAAGATAGAAAGTTGCTGGAAGAAACTGTCAGAGGAGTAATAGAAAACTGGAAGCCCTTTAAAGCAGAATTAGATAGCAAGGTCACTTATTTTCCTGCAACCAAAAATTCAGATGGCTGTAAAATAGCTAAAATGAGTGTGAAATCCAAAGAACTTCACAGACTGCACAAAGAATTAAAAGAAGCGATTGAAAGCGCCGGAATAGAAATCGATGATACATTTCCTGATTACAAACCACACGTGACATTGGAATATTTAGAAAAAGGTGCAACAAAATACGAAGACGAAGTTCCGGAAGGCTCTTGGGAAATAGATTGTGTAGAAATTTGGGGAATTGGTAAAAATAGAAAAATTAAATTTGACAAGCACGAGAAGAAAGCGTGTCTATCAAAACGGGCATCATTCACAGAAGAAGAGGCGAAGGAACTGGCCGAAAAAGGTTCTGATACTTTTTTTTACTATCACCTACAGGAAACCTACCCACATCTCGCAGAACAGGCGGCGCGTAATCTAGCAAAAGTATCAGCATTTGATTTTTTTTATTACAGACTACACGAAACATACCCACATCTTATAGAATACACAGTACAAAAGTTGGTAGAAGAGAATCCCAAAATGTTCTTTTTTCGTGGTTTTCACAAAACATATCCACATCTTACAGAACAAGCCGCCAAAAACCTAGTAGAAGAGGATTCTGGATATTTCTTTAGTTATGGACTACAGGAAACATTTCCACATCTTACAGAACAAGCCGCCAAAAGCCTAGCAGAAAAGGATCCTGATACTTTGTTTTTTAGGAAACTAGATAAAATTTATCCACAATTAGGTGAGTTGGCAGCCAAAAACCTAGCAGAAAATAAACCTGCCGATTTCTTTTACTTCAAGCTGCATAAAACCTACCCACAAATAGGAGAACAGGTGGCCAAATACCTGGCAGAAAATAATATTAGTACATTCTTTCATTACAATTTACAAGAAATCTACCCAAAACAGGGCGAGCTACTATCAAAAAATCTAGCAGAAAAGGATCCTGATACTTTCTTTCGCAGGGAATTACACAAAATTTATCCGCAACTAGGTGAATTGGCAGCAAAGAGTACGGCAGAAGAGGATCCAAAAAAGTTCTTTCTTTTTGGATTACACAAAACCTATACACACTTTGCAGAATTGGCAGCAAAAGGCATTGCGGAAATCATTCCTGGTTATTTCTTTGATACTGAATTACATAAAATATACCCACAGTTATCAGAACAGGCTGCCGAAAATTTGGCGAAAGAAAATATTGTGTCCTTCTTTTATCGCAAAATACACGAAACCTATCCACATATCGCAGAACAAGCTGCCAAAAACCTAGCAGAAAATGATGAGGGAGAATTCTTTAAATTAAATTTGCAAAAAACTTATCCACAGTTTGCGGAACAACCAATAACAAATAGATTAAAAGCACAGAAACAATTTGATTACGAAAATCCCGATCACAGAAATAGACCTCTTAAAGCAAAACAATTAGCCAGTAAAATGTATAATCAGGGATATAAAACCTACATACACACTAATGATTTAGATGATTTGGATGGAATCGGCAGTATTCCTGGGGAAATTTGTGTAAGTTCTTGGGACTTATCCAGAAAACTGTTTTCCTCAAGCCCAATGACTTACGCTGCAATTTTTGAGGGAAGACCTTCACATTTCTTTAATCAAGATGCTTGGTCTGACGTAGGTCAGGATGGCCTACGATTTTTGACAAGTATTGGGAGAGATAGGGACTTTTACGAAATGGATGAAAACCATGACGAAGCTTGGTTTAATCCACTAGCACCAGGAAACAAATTAGTTGGCTTTGCTTTAGTGGGAATACCGAAAGATCAAGAAACATATCAAGATGGAAAGAAAAAACTACAAAAACTGGCGGAGAAAAACGGAGTAGCGTATTTGGAGTTTGGAGAAAATCCTTGGGACTTGAAAAAAATCAGAGAAAAACCTTTAATGAAAGAATATGAAAAACCAAACCCAATGATCAGCAAATATAAAAATCTACCAGAAATGAGAGACTACGCTAAACTGAAACTATCAAAACGTGCCGAAGAGGAAACAACAATACAACTTACCGACAAAGAAAAACAAATCTTTGATGTTTTGCTTGAAACAATAAAGCATTTTAATTTAAAATCCACCATTAGAGTTGCCGGCGGTTGGGCTAGAGATAAAATACTTGGGAAAAATAGTAAAGACATAGATATAGCAATTGATAATATGTCTGGTAAGCAGTTTGCCGAAAAAGTATTGCTATTTGCTCGCACGAAAAACATTCCAGTAAAATCAGTTGGAGTAATAGAGGCCAGACCAGAACAATCAAAACATCTCGAAACAGCTGTGGTTAATTTACTAGGCGAGAGTATAGACTTTGTAAATTTGCGCGCAGAAAAATATGATCCAGAAACCAGAATTCCAACGGCAGTTCCTGGAACTGCTCTTGAGGACTCATATCGTAGAGACTTGACCATTAATAGTTTATTTTACAATATTAATACTGGGAAAATAGAAGATTTGACCGGCAAAGGTATAGATGATTTAAAAAATAAAATAATAAGAACGCCAGTTCCGCCGAAGGAAATTTGGTCACAGGTTGGAATTACAGACGAATCACAAGCAATTACTCCAAAGAAAACCTTTATGGATGACCCACTTCGTGTTCTTCGTGCAATTAGGTTTGCCTCAAGATACGGATTTTCTTTGGCACCAGAATTAATGGAAGCAGCAAAGGACCCCGAAGTTCAGGAATCATTTAAAAACAAAATATCTAGAGAGCGCATCGAGGCAGAATTAAGAAAAATGATAACTGGTCCAAATCCTGTTTGGGCTCTAAATTTAATAAACGAGTTGGGTTTTAGGTCTGAAGTATTAAAACTCCCAGAACAAACAAACTGGAAAACCGGTGATGAAGATATTTGGGGAAACATAATTCAAACACTGGATAATTTACAAAGTATAATAAAAGAAAGAAATTTGGGTGAAGCAGACAAGTTCGTTATTAATTTTGCGGCATTCTTGCATGATGTTGGCCTACTTGATCCAAAAAACCAAGACGCGAAAAAATTGGAGAAATCCATTGGACGATCTGAATCCAGCGTCGTAGTCGCAGAACATGTATTACGAAATTTGCCAGGCGTAAGGGTTGATGAAATAGAAAGAGTAAAGAAACTAATAGATGCCACCAAACTAATAGAAAACCAAAAACACGATTTGTCTGCTATTACACGAAAACAATTGGGTAATTTTGTTAGAGCAATAGGAGACGATTGGGAAAATGCAGTTGATATTTTGGCTGCACGAAACAAGGCCAACGAAGGATTTAGTCCAGAGTATTACAGTGGAATTAAAAAACAGGTAAAGGATTTTGGTCTTGAAAAAGCCCACACAATGAAACCGCTTTTGACTGGCGAAGAATTAATGAAATTGTTTGAAAGAAAGGGCGGAAAGTGGATGGGAGACCTAAATAGAGAACTAATTCAATGGCAGTTAGAAAATCCAAACGCAACGAAGGATGATGCAATTGTCGCAGCAAAAGACATTTATGGTAAGTTTGGGTTAGATAAAAAATCATCTCTTGGCCGTTTGTCTAAATTGGCTAGTGCTGGTTTTTCAGATAAAGATGTAATTGATTTATACAAATTTATGTATTTGCGAAACCAATTAGAAAGAAGAGGAGACCCGGAAAGCGATAGTTATATTGAGTATTTAGATGAAACTATGAATGATAAACTAAAGCATATTTTTTATGTCCTGTCGACGGTATTTGAAAAATGGCTAAAAAGACATCGAGCTATGTTTGGTGATTTAAATAATCTAGAGAATTTTGAAACCGCCGTTGCATGGTATGTTGGTAATTTAATGGATCATGTGCATGAAAAAGACATCAACAAGGCGGAGCAATACTTACCACAGTCTCGTGATGAGGTTTTAAAGTGGAAAAATACATTTAATACAATACACGAAATATACGAAAATCTTGCAAAAGGTCCATCCAGAGACATGAATAGTAATTTCTCTATAATAAGTCGCGCAATTGGGGCATCACATATCCATGGTGATATGTTGTCGTATATTAAAGAAACAGTCGATGATCCAAACCAACAAATTACGCCAGAATTAATGTCTCAATTGACTTCTGGAAAACACGAAGATTTTAAAGAGTGGAACAAAGAACTGCGAAGAATTGGTTGTAAAAAATTACACTTATCGAAGAGAGCGTCTGTTTCTGAAGAAGAAGCAAAAGACCTAGCAGAAAAAGATCCAGATAGTTTCTTTATAGACAAACTACACAAAATATACCCCAAACTTGGTGGGTTAGCTGCAAAGAATTTAGCAGAAAAAGATCCTAATAAATTCTTTTCTAGATCACTACATATAACCTACCCACATCTTGAGGAATTAGCAGCCAAAAACCTATCAGAAAATGATCATTATAGTTTTTTTTATAATGGATTACACGAAATTTATCCGCAACTAGGTGAGCAAGCTGCCAAAAACCTAGCAGAAAATGATTTTCATGAGTTCCTTGCTTTTGGGTTACACAAAATCTATCCCCAAACCGCAGTTCAAGCAGCAAAAAATCTGTCAGAAAAAGATCCAGAAAATTTCTTTTATTTCGAACTACAGCAAATCTATCCACAATTCGGGGCCCTGGCGGCCAAAAAGATAGCAGAAGATGATGCAGAGAAATTCTTTAAATTAAATTTGCAAAAAACTTACCCACAGTTTTCAGAACAACTCATAAAAAACAGACTAAAAGCACAGAAACAATTTGACGAGGAAAATCCAAATCGCAAAAATAGGCCACTTAAAGCAAAGCAATTGGCTAATGAAATGTATAATCATGGATATAAAACCTACATACACACTAATCACCTAGAAGATTTAGACGGAATTGGTAGTATTCCTGGGGAAATTTGTGTAAGTTCTTGGGATTTGTCTCGTAAGCTTTTTTCTGCAAACCCAATGACTTATGCTGCTATTTTTGAGGGGAAGCCTTCACACTTTTTTAATCAAGATGTTTATTCTAATATAGGCAAAGATGGCTTGCGGGTTTTGACAGACACCATGCGTGATGACACCTCTATTTACGAAATGGATGAAAACCATGACGAAGCTTGGTTTAATCCACTTACTCCGGGAAACAAACTGGTTGGTTTTGCTTTAGTGGGAATACCAAAAGACGAAAAAGAATACCAAGAAGCCAAGAAACAGCTACAAAAACTAGCGGAGAAAAATGGAGTATCTTTCCTAGAATTTGGTGAAAGTCCCTGGGACTTGAAAAAAATCAGAGAAAAACCTTTGATGAAAGAATATGAAAAACCAAACCCAATGATCAGCAAATATAAAAATCTACCAGAAATGAGAGACTACGCTAAACTGAAACTATCAAAACGAACCAACATTGGTTGAAATATACTAATAAAATCACATTTATCAGTAGAAGGAGAGAGTTTATGAAAAAAATCGCATCTGGCGCCGAGATTATGAGCACCATACTATCTTTTACTGAAGCACTCGAAGAAATGTATGAGCATATGCATTGGAGGGCTTCTGGACCAAATTACTACGGTGATCATCTTTTGTATCAGAGACTGTATGAAGACATAGAGGGCGAAATAGATGGAATAGCTGAAAAGGCAGTTGGTGTTTTTGGGCCAGATTCGATAGGCCCAAACAAAAATATTTCAGAAACAGCCAAAATAACTGAAAAACTTATTTCTGATACTGATACAGCAGAAAAATTTCCAGAGATAGCAATATCCGCAGAGGAAAAGTTTGTTGAATTGGTTTCTCGCGCGCTTAAAGAAATGGATAAAAGCAACGAATTAACCAATGGCATAGATAATATGCTACAGGGTGTGGTAGATAGCCACGAAGGTCACTTGTATTTATTAAAGCAAAGGGCTAATAAAAAGGAATCAAGCACAGTCATAAGACTGTTTAAGTTGGCATACTATTTGGATAGAAAGTCCTTATACAACGAAGCACGAGAAATAGAAGAAGTTATGCTACAATTGGCAAAACGAGTGGGCATAAATCAAGAAGAAATGGTATCACTGGCTGATGAATTGGATCAAATTGGGGATACTGTCGTAGCGGATAAAATAGATAATATGATTAAATCAAATAAATAATATGCGTCCTCTATCAATTCGGCACAAAATAGCAACAATTGAAGCCTCCAAGTCTGGTGTCGGCGTAAGTGCTGGTGCGAGAAAATATATGAGAACCGCTATGCCCGAATATAAGAGCGTTGGAAATGCTGAACTAAACGAGCTAATCGTGTTTGAGTTTTCAAAGTGCGCGCCGTGGAGCAGATTCAAACTAAATAAAACACTAGATGGAATAGCCGAAATAAGAAAAAGTTCGAGGTTTGTATTCGTCGCTAGAATAAGAGATAGAGGGACATCGCAGTCTGGGTATGATATTATAACGATACAACCAAACTCTAAAGAGGTTTCAGAAAAAATTAGAAAACTACGCCTACAGCCCGGTTGGGGCTTTGAATAACGGAGAACAATATGGAAATCCTTAAAAAACTAGCTACTTTGGCAAATGAACTTGATAAGATGGGGCTTACTGCTGAAGCAACTGAAATAGACCTTATAATTGAAAAGTTGGGCCAAAACGGAATTGATAATGTTTTTGAGCAAATAAAAAATGAGATTACTCCGTTTATTCCAGCAGGAACGCTTAAATGGAATCCCAAAAAGCCAGTATTATCCCTTCGTCCAGTATTAGATGAGTATTATCCTGGATTATTTAGAAAGGGAATGACTGCGGACGGATTACTGGAGGCCATAAGAAATTCCAACAAAACAAAGACAAAACCAACCACAGCTCCAATTGGTCAAACGAGAGACCCTGGACCAATTAAAGTCGATTTTCAAATGCCATCGCCTGGACCACAACCTAAACTATAATGGACAAGCTTGCTATTATTAAAAAACTTCCAAACGGAAAATATCGTCTTTATAGCAAGAAGAAAGATAAAAATGGCAAAAGACGAAATCTTGGGACATTTGATTCCATTTCAGCCGCGAAAGATAGGGAAAAAGATATAAATTATTTTAAACATAATGCTGATGATGGTGAGACAGATTCAGAGTTGGATAAACTTATTTCTGACCTCTCCACTATTGCTGCATATTTAGAGGAGGCAGGAATGTCTGGAGCAAACGAAATAAGCAAAGCTATGGACGCAATAGATGGAAGTTTTGCAGATGATGGTATTCCAGAGTGGGAAATGGAACTTGCTAATATGGATATTTCTCCCAAAGCGCGTAAAAAAGAAAAACTATATCGAAAACACGAAATATTAACTGACCCAGAAGAAATGGATGAAATGACAGGAGAGAACCCTGATTTATACGACTTAATGTCTTACAATAAAATAAATAAAGAGTTGGATGAAATTTACAGAACAGAAAGCGCTGGTGGCTACGCAAAAGCACAAAGATGGATAGAGGAAAATGTAGATCAAATGAAACTTTCTGACAATATGAAACAATCTTTATTAGATAGAGTTTCATCACCAATGTGGGAAATTTTTGATGCTAACGACGGCGATTATGCTGACGATCCGATAATGGCTAGTGTTCCTGATGTCCAAATGAACTACCCTGGTTCTGGAAATTATGAAATGACTGGTGAGGTTGCTGGTGGAACACAAGCACTTTTCTCAATTCCAGAAGCAACCGTAATGGCGCATCTTGTTGAAAAATTAACAAAACTAGCAAATCATCTTGATGGTATTGGATACTTTGATTGTGCCAGTGAAATAGATGAAATAACCAAATCATTACGAAAAACAAAATAATAGGAGAGAGAACCATGAAATTTTTGCAGAGACTTATTAAATTAGCAAATGATTTGGACAGCCGCGGTCTTTTTGGCGAGGCTGACGAACTTGATGCAATTATACGAAATGCAGCGGACGGCGTCTTTGGCCCAGGAACAGGCGGATTGGCTGGATTACCAACACCATCTATGGAGGGAGCCTATCAAAGATACAAATCACGAACCAGTCCAGACAATATAAAAACCTGGCAATCACAATATAATGCCGCCCTTCAATTGCTACAAAAACGCTTGGGATTTTTGCCAAGCGGAATGACACCGCTTAAAGTAGATGGAATAAGGGGCAAAAACACTATTATGGCCATGAATTATGTAAAGCAAATTCTTGGCGGAAAAGGAACACTAAAAAACTTTGTAGAAACAGTTGTCGCTAACGAAATGAACAATAAACAATTAGGTAGTCCAGCAGTTGCAACACGAGAACAAATTACCGATGCTCTAAAAAAATATGTTGAACAGAACATGAGCATTACTGATGCTCCACTCGACGCAGAAGTTCAAAATAATATAACTGGTGTCGCCAATAAATTATTCGAACAAGTTGCACAAGGACAACTAACCCAAAAACAACTACTCTCTGCCATAGTTGATTCCGCAAGGTCAATAGGTTCGCAGTTTGAGGAAAGAATGTATGCACAAATGGGTGAAAACCCTCTTAAAGATTTCGAGATCTCCGCACCAACACAACCAAAACCATCAATGATTAGAGAGCCACGCGGAGGACAGATAGGAACCTATATGCCAATCCCAGACAGCGTAATGCCAACCACAAATTACCCAATAAAGTAAAAGAGGACTAAAATGATCACCAAACTTGTAAAACTAGCAAATCACCTAGACTCAATTGGAGAACACGATTTAGCAGACCAAATTGATGCTATAGTAAAAAGCGCCGCATTGTTGAGCGCAAGAAATAGTTTAATTGATGCGCTTAAAAACGACGACACCAAAAAGGCCAATGACGCAATTATGGAATTGGTGTCTCAAATTCCGCGCGGCTCTAATGCCGCTGATGAATTGGGTATTTCCAGCAAAGAATTCAAAGAACTTGCTAATGCCATACACACAGGTGATCTTGAATCAGCGCGCAAAGTATTTAATGTTGGCAAAGCGGTAAGCAAGGACCCAAATAAAATAAATCCCTTTACAGGACAACCATGGCCATCCGGAGAAGTAAAAGAGGAACCAAAGCAGTCTGATACGGGTAAAAAGAAATATGAATTTACGGGGAAAGAAACATCCACAAGAGGGTTTGGTGGAGTAAAAGTAAAAGAAATTATGCGGTTAAGTGATGGCAAGATTGGTGGGTGGATAGAGAAAGAAGAAAACCTATCACATGAGGGTCAGTGTTTTGTTTATGATAATGCCATGGTTTACAATGACGCAACGGTTACTGAAGACGCCATTGTTTGTGGTAATGCACATGTTTATGGAACAGTTAGTGTTAGTGGTAGAACCCATGTTGCTGAAAAAGCACATGTTCATGGAAATGCGAAAATTTCTGGTATAGGATATATTGGTGGTAATGCAGAAATACTTGAAGATGCAGAAATATCTGAAGATGCATCGGTTTACGATGACGCCATTGTTGGAGGGTCTGCAAAAATTAGTGGAACTGCTGACATACGCGGAAATGCAAAAGTGTTTATAGATTTTTCGAGTGGTACTGTTTCATCAGGAACACATGTATAATTCAATTTTTAATAAATTGGTTGTTTTGGCTAATGCGCTAGATTCCAAGGGTTTTTATTTAGAAGCCTCGGAACTAGACAAAATATTGAGTGATTTATGCAGCGATGAAATGTCTGATATAATAGAGAAATTGGAAGACACAGAAAACAGCAAAAAATCAGTAAGAGTGGATAAACCAGAGAAAGAAAAACAGAAAAGTGATGTTGTTCCTAATTCAACCGGGCATGTTGGAAGTGGTTTAATAGATAATCCAAATTCCGGAATGGGCCAGGGTTTCAGCGAGGCATATATGTACTCCACTTTTGGTGATTTAAGTTAAGCCAAAAAACCATAAATCTATCAATATTATTGAAATATATTGTACGGACCGGCCTATCTGGGCCTTATCTTATTTGTAGGAAATATAAATGAAACAATTAAATGCCAATGTCGGTCCAAAAATGGTTCTCGAAATTACCGATACAGAACGTGAAACAGCAAAACAGGTAAAAGAAGAGTTTAAAGCGATCCTTAAAAAATTGACCTCCGCAATCCGCGTTGTCACTAGTTTAAGGGATGCAATAGTTGAAGAGCACCCATCACGAGAGGATCTAAAAACCAAATACCACGGTCGTCTTTTAAGATATCGTAGAAAGATTTTAGATACCTTCAATGATTTACTGACCGATGTAAAAACCTCCCTAGAAAAATTATCACATATAAGCGATCCAGAAATGATTAGGTTGCGTGAAGTAATAATAGCAGAGGTTGGCGAATTATCTGATGGCGTTGAAGCTATTGTTGATTTACTTAAAGACTCTAATAGGGAAAGTTTTACCAAAACACTCGAACGAATTACCTCACAAATCGAAAAAAGACAGCGATCAATTATTGATGTAATAGACAACCAATTGACAAATCACATAAACAATGATATATTTGGTAGAATGAAGATTAGTGATTTGCGTTTTAGAATTATGCGCAGAGCACGATTGGTTAGATTAGCAATAAGGGAAAATTAGATGGCACTTGTAAAATATGGAACAGAAATGCCAGTCATTTCCTATTACGACCAGAATGGCGTGAAAGAAGTTTGCCCCGATTGTGGAAAACTTCTCACGGTTGTTGTGCTGGACGACAATGATACCATCCTTGTGTGCGAGTACTGTATTAAAAAAGAAATCAAGCAGGAGTCCCGTTAATGAATCAAAAAGAAAATGAAATTCTTTCACTACTGGTCAAAATGGCAGACGAATTTGATCAAACCGGTGACCATGATTTGGCAGCCAATGTAGACAAAACAATTACGTCTATGGCCAGCAGAAGGACACCACTAAAAGAACTAGACGACGAAACCAAGAAAAACCTTATAATTTTTATTCATGATGCAAACCAAAATACCTCTAAATCAGTCAAAGGCTTAAAAGAGTTATTTAGACGACTTAGATATTTTGATTTAGTTGATTCAATTAAAGACCTTGGTTTGGATAGAGTTGTCAAGGATATGAGCAAAACGCAAGAGTGTCTCGATGGCGCAAAAAAGAAATTTTTTGAGTTAATACACGGAAAGAAACCATCAAGACAGGACTTGGAAAAATTATTTGATACGTTGTCTGATGCTGCCGAAAAATCAGGTGGCCCACTAGATTTCTTTGAATCACAGCTTAAAAAAGAAATTGTGGATAGTGAAAACGAAGACAGCGATGACGAAGAGGAAAACGAGGACACGGAAGAAGATGAGAAAGAAACAGAGATAGACGAAGAATCACTCAAAGAATTTTGGTCCGATTTAGAAAACTACAAGGACAAAGAAGAATAAAGAATGAGTTATAGTTTAGAAGAGATTAGTAATTGGGCAAAATATTATAGCGAATGTCATTCGTTTAATAAGGTTGCCAAAAAATTCCGTGTTAATATAAAAACAGTTAATAAGCATTTGACAAAAAATAAAGAACTGTTATCTATATCTCTTTCGCACGAAGAATCGAAAAAACTAAAAGAGGCAGGAGTTAAAAGGTGCAATAAGTGCAATACTACACTTACACTAGATAAGTTTGAGTTCAATAAGTCAAACAATTCGCATAGATCCGAATGTATTGTTTGTCGCAGAAACGAAAATAAAAAATACAGGGACTCTCATAAAACAGAGTCAGCAGAGTATCAAAAAGAGTATAGGGAAATAAACGCAGACAAAATTAAAGAACACGATTACCAACGGCACCAGAACAACAAGCAAGTATGGAATGCAAACGTAAAAGAATGGTATTATGCAAATTGGTCTGTTATAAGACAAACACGAAACGAAAGACATAAAGAAAGAATGCGTGACGACCCAAAATATAGAATTGCTAGAACTTTGCGCGGCAGACTTCATACAATGGCCAGAAAATCTAAACTTAATAAAAAAGAACAACACACACTTGATTATCTCGGTTGTTCTATTGAGTTTTTTGTTTCTTATATTGAAAATAAGTTTTATCAAAGAGTAGAAACAAAAGAAAGTATGACTTGGGACAACTATGGATTTTATGGTTGGCACATAGACCACATAAAGCCATTGGATTCATTTAATCTATTTGATGAGGAAGAAATAAAACTAGCATGTCATTATACTAATCTTCAACCTCTTTGGTCGGAGGATAATTGGAGTAAAGGAAACAGGTAGAATGGAAAAGAAGTGCAAGAGATGTAATGAAACAAAGACCGAGGAATGTTTTTATCTCAATAAAAAAACATTAAAACGCGCAAATATATGTATTGCTTGTGACAAGAAGAGATTAAAGGAATATAGAATCAAAAACAAGGACAAGTTGTCTGCGCGGACGAAAGAGTGGCAAAAACAAAACCCAGAAAAAGCAAAAAAGAATAGGGACAATTGGGCAAGAAAACACAAAGAAAAAGTAAATGCAAAAAGCAAGCGGTGGAAGGATAAGAATAAAAAACATTCATTAGAATATAATAGTGCTGTATATGCCAGTAGAAAACATGATCCAATGTATATGCTTCCTAGAAATTTGAGGACTAGACTATATCAGGCAATTAAACATAATTTTAAGTCTGGCTCAGCAGTGGCGAGTCTTGGTTGTTCTATAAAGAGTTTTAAAAAATATATGGAATCTAAATTTTATGATAATAAAAAAACAAAAATGAAGATGTCTTGGGATAACTATGGCAAAAATGGCTGGCACATTGATCACATTATCCCTTTGGCAAGTTTTGATTTAAGTGACGCTAGTCAGCTTGCAATAGCATGTCACTATACTAATTTACAACCGTTGTGGGCAGAAGAAAATTTTAAAAAGGGCAATAGAGTTGAGGAGATCAAAAATGTTTAAAAAACTTGGAGAAAATTTTGATTTTTCTTCATCCAGTTTGCTTGAACCAAAACAAGCACTACAAGACACGGAAATTGCTGCACGTTTTGTTAAAATGGCAAAAAAGTTACGTCGAATTGCGCCAAAGGCTAAAGATTTCGTGTACGGAGATGCCATTATTATGCACTCGGCCGAGGCTTCGTTGATCGACTTGAATACAGGAAAACCAATATTAAACAAAAATGGAGAGCCGGTTCAGGGATGTTTTGAGGACTTTATAAACAAAAAAGGCGTAAAATCTGTTAGATGGATTTCAAAAGATGGTATTAAGCCATATAAAAATAAAAACGGTGATATTTTCAGTGAAGCAGAGTTGTTAAAAGCATACAAAAAATGGATAGGTAAGCCTCTGTGTAAAGATCATATCTCTGATTCGGTTGATGGTATTCGAGGAATAATCATTGATACATATTATGATAGTAAATTCAAGAGGGTACGCGCTCTTTTTGCCTTAGACCGCAAAAACTACGGTGACTTGGCTCGTAAAGTTGAGTCTGGTTATGCTACAGCGGTTTCCATGGGCACTGCGGTTGGTAGAGCGGTTTGCACAGAATGCGGAAATGTTGCAGTTACCGAGAAAGAGTACTGCAATTGTATTCGTTCCCACGCAAACTATGGCGAAATAAACCTGGACCTAAGCCCACTAGAACTATCTCTCGTTGTTAATGGTGCTGATGGACTCGCTCATGTTAGAAATGTCATCGCTTCTATGAATAATTATGTAGAAACTAAACAGGCACGAATTTGCGAGTTGGTTAATGATAGATGCGTTAATCCAACAGAACTACAGAGTATAGCCGATTCTCTCTCGGATATGCAAACCAAAATAAGTGGATTACTTGGTCTTACGAAAAAAGCAGATCTCGGAGAAGATGTCGCTGCTTTAAGGGAAATTTCAAAAATGGAAGAGTCCCTCAATGATCCAGAAAAATCAGAAGAGACCAAGGAAAAACTTAAAAAACGAATCCATGATCTTGAAATACAACTTGATCGCGCTGGTGAAGAACAAAAACAAGAAAAAACTTGGCCACCAGTTAGACCAGGACCAGTTCCTTCATTGCCAAGTTCTATGGACGGTGATGCAAGCGATTTAGGCAAACCAAGCACAACTACTTTCAATGGATTTGCCGAACCAAACCTACGATATGCGAGTTTAGAAGGAGACAAACAGGGTGCTTTGTCAGTTGAATTAGGTCTCCTTCGATCCAAAATAGATAAAATGCAAGACAGTTTGAATGTATTGAATACAAAAGTCTCTAAGGAGGAGAATATTATGAATTCTGCTAGATTACGTGCGCGTGCTAAGGCACGAAGGGCTTATTGGCTTGGCGGTGGTGGTATCAATGAACCAACACCTGGACAACCAAAGTATGAGAAAGATCCTATGGCCGAGAAAGTGCGAGATAGTGAAGATAAGCAAATGGTGGGAGAACCACTTGAAACTGGATCCGAAGGCTTGCACCCTGGTGATGAAGAGAAATTGAGAGACGCTGGTCGCAATGGTCTAAACCTAAGTAAGGCCGAACTCAAAGAACGCGCTTTAAAGCGTCGTGGTTATTTCCAAGGTGGCGGCGGCATTAATGAACCAACACCTGGGCAGCCAAAGTATGAGAAAGATCCTATGGCCGAGAATGTTCGTGACAAGGAAGATAAGCAGTTGGAGACCTATGACATGGGCGGGACCGATGGAACCGTTCCTGGTGATATGGAAATAAAGAAAACACTATTGCGTGCCAAGTTGCGCGCAAAGTTTGTTAAGGTTGCTGATAGAACCGGTGGAATCAATAAGGCTGCTTCTCGTTGGGAAGTTTATGCTGGCGATAAGATGATTCTTACTGCTACCGGCAAAGAAATCTTTGATGACCAGCTCGAAGGTAGTTGGGATTATCTAAGTTCAAGAGATTACGGCAAAGATGTTATCGCTGCAATTAGGTCTGACGGTTTTGATCGTGTTGCCTACTTGCTTAAGGGCGCAGCCGATCCAATGCCTGCCGATCCGTTGGCAGGAGATCCTTTGGCTGGTCTTCCAGCCGCTGCTCCAGCTCCGGATGCGGCTCCACCAGCCGCAGAAGCACCTGCTGAGCCAAAGAAAGAAGAGGGCGGGGTTAAAGAGAAGGTAGATTCTGCTCTCGGCGAAATGGAGGAAGCAATTGAGTCAGTTAGATCCGCCGTTACAGAGGGTGGCGAAAAGTTGGTTGATATAGAGGTAAAGGTTGATGAGGATGCAAAGGGTGAAGGCAAAGATTCAACCCCAGTTGCTGCCCTTACTGCCGCTGAAAGAAGCGAGTTAATGGAATTGCATGCGTTGCTAAATGAATCAGCAGACGAATTGGCCCTAATAAGTGAAGCACTAGAGTCAAATAAGTCAGACCGCAGGGTTGTTAATGCCGCTTACCAGGCTCTTTCTGATGCTCAAATTATCCTAGAGGCCAAGAAAAAGAAGGTGAAGGACGACGAAGAGGAAGACAAGGAAGATGGTAAGGGTTTCTTTGGCAAAAAGGACAAGAAGGACGAAGACAAGGACGACAAGAAAGATAAGAAGGACGAGGATAAAGACGACAAGAAGGAAGATAAGGACGAGAAGAAAGATAAGAAGGATGCGAAAAAGGACAAGAAGGACGAAGACAAGGAAGATGAGAAGGAATCAAAGGCACAGAAGTTGCTAAATGACGCTCTTCGCGTTCGTTCTGAAAACCGCGCCGCATTGCTGTCAAAGATGGCAGAGCCCGAATTAAAAGACATGGTTAAGGAAAAGGTTAATACAGAAATTAAGAAGGAGTTAGAGGGCGGATTGCCAGCCGATGATGCAATGCTAGATGACAGTGGGTGTCTTGGTTGCACAGATGACGTTGTAGAAAGCGATGAATCTGCAAAGCTGGCTCGACGGAAGGCTCGTGAAGAATTGGTTGCTAATGCCGCCAAGAGTCTTTTGGGCAAGTACGAGTTGGATCTTGGTCCAGCATCAAACGCCACCGAACCAACTTATTTCCAAGCTCATCCAAGTGGCAAGGGAACTGTTACCGAGCTTACTCACACAAAAACACCTGAAGCTAAGGTTGAGACAATTTCAGAAGTTCATGATGTTATGCGTGATGTAGCAGAGTCAGGTCCTCGTAATGTTCGTGAAGCCGCTGCTCTATTACAGGAAGCAATTGTTAAGGGTGCTTTCTCGTCTGCCGATGTGGACGGCTTAGTTGCAGAGGGTAAGGTTGATGCTGCTGCTGCCGCTTATTGGAAGAAATACTTTGCTATGGCTCCCGATTCAAATAATTTTGGAGCGGAACTAAGCAAGGAATTTGCTACCAAGAAGAAGGCATCAGAGGATACCAATTATAAGGTTAAGCTTCGCAGAGCTTATGACATTGGTCTCATGGCACAGGAAAAGGGAATGATAGGTGAAACCCGTGCATCACTTGATACCTATGTTGATGAGGTTATGCAGTTTGATGACGCTGCATTTGAATCAACCAAGCGTATTGTTGCTGGTATGAGCGGCCGTAGTAAGAAGTCGTCTCTTCCAAGGGTTGGAGCTGATGCAGCTAATGAAGCTATGAATGTTACTGCCAGCTCAGATGTTGCTCCTGTTGTAAGTTTGACAGACCAACTCGGTAGCTTGGGTTGGAAGTAAATAATATATAGCACATTGCAGAATTCATAGGAGGAGCGGTAAAACGCTCCTCCTTTCTCCTAATAGAGAAATAAAATGAACATTGATGGTTTAATTGCGTGCTTAGAGTTTAATTTAGAGTTGCAAAACCTTAGGAAGATTGGATTATCAGAGGAAGAGATAGAGGGTTTCTTTGATTTCAATTGGTGCTCCGATAAGGACATAATAAATTCTCTCTTGGAATTGGTAAAAGATGATGATAACTAGCGACGAGATACTAAACAAATTGGCTGGTATTCTGAGTGTTGCCATAGAACCGCCACCAGAAGAAGAGGAATTTATAGAAGTAGAGCCGGAACAAATAATTGGTCCTGCTGACGAAGAATCCAATCAAAAAACAATCGACATCACAGAAGATGAAAAGAGCATAAAAGTTCCACTAGATGACCTTTCTTGGTCAGACCCAAGAGCTGGGTCACCTGATTGGGTTGCAAGTAATCATCCCTATGTTTATTTGCGTGGCACTGGAGCACAATATCTTGGCTATTTAAATCCAGCCAATTCAAAAACATCTGATCAATTAGTTAAGCAAGTCTTGAATAAAAACCCCGAACTGTATTATGAGTGGGAAATAGATAAGGCCGAACCAAAGGCCGGCCAAGACGCAGCTAGTTGGAAAAAAACAGCATTGGATAATTTGATTAAATCAAATCCGCAATATGCTTTAATTTTGGGTGTTTTCCAGGATAGATTACAGGACACGCAACTTGATAAAGAAATGCTTGGGAATTTATTTAAGAATGCAATTGCAAGCGAAAGCAAGAACTATTCGAATATTTATGAGATGTTTCCAGGCGTATTGCACAACAGAATGCAGGAATTAGTTAAGACAATAAAATCATCGTATCCCGATTTATATGCTTCTCTTATTGCTGGGACAGAGTGGGAATATAGACTTGCCCCTGGAACGACTGCTCCAGAACAAAAAAACAAACTAAGCTCAAGAGAGCCAGCTAGAGGTTCATATGAGTGGATGGCCCAAAATTACCCACACACTTATTTGCGTGGACAAAATACAATGAAACATGGATTTATTCGCGAGAAACAGGATCCAAAAATCATTCAACCGTTGATGGACACAATAGTTAAAGAAAATCCAGATAAATACTTTGCTTGGCATTTAAATCTGGTTGGTGGGCAGCCAAGAAAAAGGGATAGTAGCGCGATTAATTTCAAAGATTGGTTGCGTCCGGCGATATCTTCCATAGTTGATAAGAGCCCCTACGGCGCACTAGTGTATGATGTGACTAGGTTCAAGAATGAGTCTGCACCGTATCTGGAAAAATTATGGAATAATCTACAAAATATTGCAAATAATAGGTTTGAACAGGGTTTGGATCCATATCCTGGTCAAATAGCTGGCAGTATGAGGAAATTGGCCGGAAGAATGGCAGTAGTTCGACCTGATTTATATATTCAGCATGTAATTGGAACACGATTTGAGGACAAGGATTTCACAGATCGCGCTAAACAAAACTTGAAACAATAGGAGAATAAAAATGTCACAGTCTGGAGAAGAGATGATTGCGGGACTTTCGAAACTTTTGGACAGTAAAGTGGTAACAAAAACAGCTTCTACAAAGGTAGAAACACAGAAAGTTCCCAAAAAGAAGGCAAACGTAATAAGCATATTGAAAGAACTTTCTAAATTAGCATCAACACTTGATGAGTCTGGAGCATGGGTTGCTGCTCAACTGGTTGATGATTCTATAACCGCGATTTCATCGAACATGGACGAAGACGAAGATCCCACAGAGATTTTTGAGGAAGAACTACCAGTCAGTGGTAACGAAGAAGGAATGGGGTCTAGGATGGAACGCACCTTACAGGATGATGGCCAGCCGCCACAAGAAATGACTCCAGAAGGACTTGGAATGAGTGATTTCAATGAAGCCGGTGGGACGGTGCATGAAGACAAAATGGACGCACTATTCCGCGATCCAGCTTTCCGCGCAAAAGTAAAAGAATTTTTGGGCCAATAATCAAGGAGAAGTAAGTTGCTTAAACTTATTCAAATCGGACAGTCATTACCTGTTAGTTTCCCAGTAGACCCAACTGCGCAGTTTCAGCCAGGACAAATTGCGCAACTTAAAGTTCTTGGAAACGAAGTTGTGTGCGGTGTTTCTGATGGAACTGCTCCATTTGGAATTATAGATGAAATAAATACATCTGCTTTTACTGCCCCAGTGAGAGATGAGGTTGTCGTAATATCCACCGTTGGAATGAATGATGGATACGGAAGATATGTGTCTATCATAGAGTCTATGAAAAATTTGAGATTTTCCAACATAGTTAGAAGTAGTTTTAGTTGCGATGTAGAGGGCTTAATACTAAATGATGTGAATGGTTTGGTTATTGCGCCAGCAGGAACACCACTTAATTATGACTACGATGGTGATGGGGTTCTCGATTCAATTAGGGTTATTTGCACATATATTTATAGGATAGCCAATATACCAGGAGACAACACAACGATAGGTAGCGGAAGAATGACAATCTGGTTTCAGAGAGGTATATTTGAAACCGATCAATATGACACACGGGCAGCATATGTCGTTGGTGCAGTTTTGTTTTGTAATGCAGAAGGATATCTAACCACTAATCAATTAACACCACAACATCCTGGTTTTGCTATGGTAACTGGACCCCCAACAGGTCTTAATAATACATTAGAATTTTTGTTTTACTAGTGGATTTATTATGATTTTTAAAATTTGTCCTCATTGTGGCGTCCAAAAAGACGAAAATGAATTTGGAAAAAATAAAAACAGACGTGATGGCCTACAAGGTTATTGTAAAATTTGTAGAAAGCAACAGTATGAGGAAAATAAAGAAGAAATTTTAGAATGTAATAGAAAATTCTATGAAGAAAATAAAGAAATGATTTCCGCAAGAAACAAAGATTGGCGCGCAAAAAATCCAGAAAAAGTTAAAGCAAGAAAAAAACATTATCGCGAAACAAATAAAGAAAAAATTGCTGTGGGAAACAGATGCTATCGCACAGAGAACGCAGAAAAAATTAAAACACACTATAAATCATATTACGAACAAAATACAGATATGCTTAAAACAAAAAGCAGTCTATACAAAAAAACACATCCAGAAAAGATACGCGAACAAACAAGAAAACGACGCGCCATGAAACGATCAGTTAATGAAAATTTTACCGCACAAGATGAGCTACTTGTTTTTGAAGTTTTTGGCAATCGGTGTGCGAATTGTGGTTCGATAGAAAATTTATGTATTGATCATTTTTACCCCCTTTCGGCTGGAAACGCCTTAACTATCAATAATGCGTGTTTATTATGTGGCCATTGTAATTGTTCCAAACGAAATAGTGATCCAAAATGTTTCTTTACCGCAGATAAATATAATGAAATTACACAACTAATGTCAAAAGCGATAGAACTCAATTGGAGACAAAATGTTTGAATTTGATGATGGGCTTTTGTTTAAATCAATAGCTTCGTTGATTAGTGACGAAGCAAGTCGCATCGTGTCACTTGGGCTAGCCTGTCACGCAGATATGAAAAATTGGCTGGACCACTCAATTGGCGATTTGAACCAACACGATAGGGACACTGCACTAGGTGAATTAGCAGAAACGCATAAGACTCTTTCTGCAATTTGGCTTCCCGGCGACTTTGAAAAAATAGCAATAGTAGAAGAAGAAGAAAAAATAGAAGAAGTTCCGGAAAAAACAAGTGAAACAAAAACGATTGTTGATAATAATATGTCAATAATTCGTTCAGGTCTTACTGGAATTGCATATAAACTTGGTAGTTCGGGCAACCATAAGGCGGCCTATCTGATCGAAAGAGCGTTATTTGATATAGAAAATATTATTGACCGTAAATAATTGGAGACAACAATGAAACACATAGGATTTAGCGAAAGCACTGTTATGGGAGAATACGCAAGAATAGCGAGTGAGCAAGGACTCATTAAGGTTGCTGATATTCAGTTTGGAGAGCCAGAGATAAAAACGGATACAAGGTGGTCTCCATCTATGTCTGTGGATGACTACACTGACTATGTTCTTAAAAATGTATTTAAACTAGATACATCTGTTGCTCCAACAATTCAGTCGGCACAACTATTTCCACAATTATTGGTCAAATACGAACAGTATCTCCGCAGTGTTGTTTCTGCACAGGTTGGTGCGCTGTCTGGTAGAGAAGATCGCGCTGCCGCTCACAAATTTCATTCTGATGTAAGAAAGGCAATTGGCAATAAGGTATCAGAATGGTATAAACTTAATAAATTACCAGTAGCGCAGAGCGAAGTTTCTTTTATTGTCCCGGCTCAAAAATTATATTCAGCAATAGTTGAGGGCATTGCCCCAATTAGCCAAGAAGCAAATGACGGTGGTGCAAACCCACTGACACCTCATATGCAACGTCTTAACAGTACATTTGCAAATCTTATGAAGCAGTATGGTAACGATCAGGCAAAGGTGAGACCACTATACAACAAAAAAGTTGATGAAATGATGAAATCATTAGAGAAATTTAAAAGTAATCCCGCCAATATACCTGTGCTAAAACAATTCGAGAGTTCTGCCAGACAAATTGGAATAGATGTAGACAAAAAGAAATCCAGCAAACTTGATATTGATTTATCCAAGCGAGCCAAGGGTAATTCTGGCGGAGTTTATGATGTTTCTGGCGAAACCGGAGAACAATTGATAGATTCTGCTCACCCAGGCAAAATGAGAACAGAACTAACCAGCAAAACCGATGAAAATTTGGTAGAAACAATCATAGAACAGCAGGTTCGTGACATCGAAGTTGCAAACAGTATTCCAAAGGGAACATACGCTGCCCTAGTAAGTCTTGTCGCTAAACTCAATAAGATGGGGTATTCAAAGCAGGCAGAACCGCTAAAGAAAATGATCGTTAAATTAAACGGCTTTAATATGGTGGATGTAGAACTTATATCTCTGGCTATGAAACTAAAAGACGGTGGCCTTAAAAAAGAGGCAGTAAAAGTAATACGATTACTATCAAAAAAAGCACAGGGAACCCAGGAATCGGTTAATGAGACACTACCTAAGGTTTCCGGAAATCTATCAAGTCTAGTGTCTTCAATGAATGCCTTGGGACTTGGAAACAACCAGGAATTCGCAGGTATTTTAGATGAATTAAAGAGAGACCTTACTAATATACAGAACATACAAGCTGTAGCAGCGATGGATAGAAAAACGGCAGATGGGGCTCAAAATTCACTTAAAGAGATATTAGCAAACCTCAATAAAGCACAATCAGTAATTGTTGTTGCATCAAGGTCTGGCGAATTTACTGGTATGCCCGGTGATATAAGTAGTGTAAGCAAAAGTATAGGTTCCACAATTTCATCTGTTGTTGCTGCATCAGTGGCGGTTAGGTCATTTGCAGAGACCCTGCCGCAAGAAGTTGCACAGCCAACCGAACAAGAAAAGAAAAAGATACCGTTCATAAAGCAGTTGTTGTCTGAAGAGAAATTTGCCAATGAGTGGGGTAAGAGATTTAATGCACAATTAGAGGAAATAAGGGAAAAGAATGATGTCTCCGAACAGTATCTTCCTGATGAAATTAGTGCACTGCGAGCAAAAACCGATGGAAGTTGGGATGAGCTAAAACGAAGCCTAAGCAATATAGTTAAGGTATGGCGATCTAAAGGAAAGTGGAATGATTTTATTAAATACATAGATGATGTTATGAAGAATGTTAATATGGATTTTAAGGACAAGGACAGTCCCTCTGACACAGTTCCCGATGTAGAACAAGAAACAAAGATATCAGGTGACCGCAGCGCAGAGGATATTAGAAGATATAATCAAATGATTCATGATCGCGCATTGGAGCTAACAAAGTGGTCTTATGCAAATTCCGCAAAATTAATCGGAGTTGATTTGAGGAATTCTGGCATTACCCCAGCACAAGCACGGCAATGGAGAGATAAACTATATGAAGACGCTTTTAGTTTCATAAGGGATGTGACGCCGTATGTGCTGGATGCTGCTGCAAGCCCGCTTCAAGACTTAAGACAAGATTTTACTGATTTTGTTAAAGAGAAATATAAGAAATAATTAAACTAGGATTATATTATGCAAAAAATTTCTTGGACCTGGCGAGATATAGTTACGGAGCTTGGAGTTGGGGCCGTCACTGACCTGGCAATTGCTGGCGGTGCCGCAGCTCTTGGTCTTGGCACTGGTCCAATAGGATGGACTCTATTGGCTGGAGCAGGAATTACAGCGGCAGTTTGGTATTTTACGCGCCAAATGGACGACAACTTACCAGACCTCATAGATAGACTTGAAGACCTTGATCCAAAACCAGAGTATGAACTCAAAATAAATAATTGGATTGACACACTAAAATCAATACTGCCCACAATTTCTGCTCCACCAACCACTACTGATGTTGCACAAAGAGGACAACTCAATGCTCAACAGTATGTTGCTATGAGAAATTTGCTTGCTTATATGGAGCAATTAGAGAAAGAGTGGAGAACAGATGTATATCCAAATGGACTTACGGATATCGTTTTTGATGCAGGTCAGGTAAATTATACTATATCTGAAACCCTAAATGCTATAAAGACTTCTATCACAAAAATGCGTGAAGCTGCAAAACAAGATGCTGACACACTATTGAACCAAATTAAAGAAAAATCAAAGATTGATTACAAGCAATTATCCACAGATATAGTTGGTTTATATGACCAATTGACCAGTTTATATGGAAAGGCACCAGAGTGGGAAACAAATGAAAGAAATTTGGAGGCAGCTTTTAATTTTGCAAAAAATATAGTTGGCCGAGGCGAGGAATTCAAAGCATTCACACAGCAGGATTTGACTGCTATGTTGCCCCTGATGAATAAAGTTAAGGAATTGTTTTCTCGTGCCCTACAAGCAAAACAACCTGCTCAAAAAACATCATCTCACCAGGCTTTATCTAAACGGGCACTTATATTGGGTGATGGTAGTCGTATTTCAGACACAGAATCTCCAATTCCACATGGCCAGTTAAGGCAGGCACCACTTACCTCAAAATCTCCAACTGTGGCAAAATTACAAATGGCGCTTAATGTAATAAACGAAAAGATTGGCAGTCCAACAAAATGCATAGTTGATGGGCTGTATGGAAAACAAACAGCCGGCGCAGTTGTTGAGTTAATGGGAAAAAGCAAAGCAGTTGCAGATATGGTTGCACCTCTTGATGCAGAACAAATATCTAATGTCTCCGCCATGAATCAAAATCCAGGCAATATAAAAGATTTGTTTGACGCGTTTTATTCAATTGCCCTACAATTAAAAGAGAGCGGCGGTAAAGGCACAGAGCAACCAGCAGCACAGTGTAATCCAGAAAAATTCAATCCAACTCCGGCAGAAATGTTGGCTTGTTTAAAGGAAGAATTGCAAGTAGAGGAACCAAATACTGGTAAAAGAATGTATGCCTATGATTGGATGAGAAGTCTTGGTGTAAGTGATTCCACAATGATTTCTTGGGTCACGAGTTTATTTCCGCCAAGTGATTATAGACCAAAGGACTGGTCTCCTTCGGTTTTGGTATCTCACGTAAAATCAGAGTTTGCTAGGGCTCAAAAAAACAAAAACCCAACACAATTGGGAAATATATCAATACCAAAGGATGATAATAGCCTAATAAGATATATGAAAAATTATTTTGAAGTAATAGACCCACCAACCAATGAAAAAATGGGAGTATATTTCTGGCTACAAGGAAAAGGATTGGATAAATACATATCATTAAAAATGATGAATGATTTCATAAACAAACAACAAGGTGGCCAGAGAATTTGGAACACAGCAACAACTCCAAGACAATTCACCTCTTTTGTTGAATCACTTATGGGAGGCCGAGAAGGTGCAGCACGTATTATCTAAACGAGCCTTTGAAATAGAGGATTTATGGCAACAGATTAGTTCTGTTTGGCACACTAACGAGGGTTTTTGTGAAAATCTGTTTAGGATTTCATCATACCTTTTGCCATTTGTTCCTGGTTTGGGGTGGAGTGTTTTTATACTTGAAAAAATTGCTGCGTTTTTTGGATTTGGTTTAGCAGACTTGGGTGCAGCAATTGATAGGTTTGCTGGGTGGGAACCTAGTAATAATTTAAACATTGGTCAGAGCGAGTTTTCTTCTGTTTTGGTAGATTTCATAACCACTCAATCTAAATCTGTAAATGCTTCTAAAAACCTAGAGCAAATAACAAAAACTGCTTGGTTTGGTGGTCTAATAAAACTAATCCAATTATTGCCAAGAGCAATTGTTCCACTAACGAATGCAGTCAAGTTTATGCTACTGACATTTGGATTTTCAAAGGTTGGTGAAATATATTCTGCCGTAAGTGGAACAACAAAGGCCCCGGGTGCCTTGATGTTGGAAAACTCAAAACCCCAAAAAACAGAATTGCTATCAGAAGAGAACATTAGTGCGTTTAAAGACCTTATATCAAACCCACTCAATGTTGTAAAACCACTAACAGACCTATATAAAGTAATGGAGACAAAATGAGTATTACTAAAAACGAAATCATGGATGAATTTTTCAGATTAGCAAAAGAACAGGGATTCGCTGATGAAGTTGAACCAAATCCTTATCAAGAGGACGAAAAGGTTATACGTGAAAAGAGAGTTAAAACTCCTGAAAAAAATATCATAGAAGAAGCTCATCCGGAACCAATTTATGTTGCAGAGGCTTTTGGAGATGGTGGTTTGGTTGAAAATCAAGTTGAACAGCAAAAGAAATTAATTGATATGATAAATAAAATGCCAACAGGTAATCTCACTGCTCATTATGCATCAACCGCAATAGAGTTGCTTAAAATTGCCAACAAATGCGATGACTTGGGACACACAAAGGCTGCTGATTTAATTACCACTGCGGCAGAAAACTTACTTGAAATGGCTGAAAAAAATGATCTTGGATTTGAATGCCCTGGGTGTGAGAAACCAGAAGACCAATGCACTTGCGACAAATCAAATGATGCTGAGTATTGTGATAAGTGCGACCGAAGTATGGAAAATTGCATTTGCGATAAAGAATCAGGCAACGAGAAAGCCTTCCCTTTTACCAAGGCTCCTATCGTTTAAGCGCTAGGGTAAGTCCGCTATTAAAGAAAGCCTGGATAGGAAGTGCTATTTTGGCCGGCGCTCGTGCTTTTTTAAAGGGAGTTGGAGCAAAAGGTGCACAAAAACTTGGAGTCAATACTGCAAAGACCATAGAAAATGCAGGACCAGGTGTTTTAAAAACACTAACCAATTGGTGGGATGGCGGAATGAAACAAGCCGCCAAAGAAGCACAGGAGTTTGCCGGGAAATCATCACAAGAAATGATTCAGGCTCTTGACCCTGGATTGTTGTCTCGTGTAAGTTCTGAAACCGCAACTAGGCTAAATGCATCCTTGGCTAGCGCAAGACAAAAAATGGCAGAAACGGCGGTGAGACTTTCTGAGGAACTAACAAGAATACCAGGTGCTCCCAGATTATTGCCAGGTGTTTCTATGTCAGAGGCCAATGCTGCCAAACAGACCATTAAAAATACTGCTAATTCTGTGGCAAAACAACTAGACGAAGTAAAAAACAAAGCTGGTGCTCTTGAAGAACAAATGGAGCATATGGTTGGTGAAAACTCAAAAGATGCAGTTCAAATGGCAACTTTTATGCGAAGTGAACTAAATTCTCTTGCATCAAAACAAGTAAAGTTAGAAAATCAATTGGTTGGGCTTGAACACGCAAAAAAGATTGTTGGAAAACTCTCTCATGTGTCTGAACTTGATAATCTACTAATTCAGAAAAAATACGACGAAATTCTAAAAAGAATGTATTCCTATGACCCAAATATTTCAAAATGGACATCTGACTTAATGGGGCACGATGTAGCGGCTCAAGTTGAAGCAGCACGTCATTCACTGTCTGCTGCAAGCAAAAACTTAAACAAACCAAAAGCTCTTTTACAAGAATATTTGGATATGATTAATAGGGGCGATAAAGTAAATGCCGATGCCTTTAGAACAAATCCGCACAATGCCTCTGTTTTGCTAGACATAACCAAGAGACGCCCTGATTTAATGGCACAAGTAACCAAGGGAGAAATTACAAGGGTTCCGCTTAGGCAATCTTTGGTTGGTCTCACTCGTGGTGATACGGTAAAAAGGCTTGGTCTTGGTGCTGCTGGTCTAACTGCTACTGGATTTGGCGCAGTGAAAGCTTTTGACTGGTTTGGTAAAAACGATCCAGCACAAACAGCAAAAGACAGCACCTTGGTTCGTGGTTCTATTTCTTCACTACGAGTAAAGGAACCAGGCGCTTCCGTTCTTAGGTCAGCACAAAATGCCGTCACAAGAATAGGCGAAATAGCAAACAACACCAACACTCAATTGGCCCAAGAAACCACTTCTGCTTCCGCCGCAGGCAATTTTGTTACCGGAATTTCTTCAGAGCTTTCAATTTTAGTTAAGGCTCTGGAACAATGGGACCTAGTTGAACAAAATGCAGAGGACCCCCAACAAGCAAGAGAAGTTGGAGAAGATTTGGCTGAATTTGCAAACGGAATAGCTAGCAGTTTGGGTGAGTTAAATACACAAGTTGCCAGTGGTTCTGATAGCAATCCGTCAGTTGGTTCCGAGAATTTATCAAAAATTCAGGGGTTTTTAAATATACCAGTGACAGGGAAATTAGATGAACCCACCGCAACTGGATTAAAAAACCTAGAGAAGCAGTTTAATGCGAAGACAAATGACACTGCTTTTACTGGGGCTTTAATAAAAAACGATGGAAGTGTGATATCTTATGATAATTTAATCAAAGCATATCAAAAATTACAGAATTATTAACAATAAATCTATCAATATTTTCTAATTAGATAAGCGGTTATTCTCTATGACCAACTAAGTTTTTCACCGAGAATTCACCCAAAAAACAAATTTTGGAGGAAATGCATAAATGGCATTATTTATTTTTCAATCAGGTCTTACACCCCTTGGTGATTTTGACTGCCTAGACACCGATCAAGCTAGTATTCTTGGTGGAGAGGTAATGTGTTTGGATGAGGCAGCTGCGGCCAATTCAGCAACTGAAAAGGCTGCTTACGATGTTTTCGATGGTTATATCGCTAATGCAGTAAGCGAAAATTCACCAACAAGAACCAGAACCATTGCGCGTATTGCCGATGAAAGCACTGAGACCTATAATCTCTTTTATCTCTCAGATGAAGGCACTACGAGTTACGGCGTTATGTTTGGGTCAGTGATTGGCGCTCCTGTTGGCCAATCAACTACCGGGACCAATCTTGGGCCACACACTCAGTCTGGGTCTGGCAAGGTTACTCTTTGGGGTATGGCCGGCATGTATGGCGTGTCTTTGACCGCTTTGGCTACCGATGTAGTTCCAACCACAACTGGAGCTGGTTCAGCAGCTGTCAATCTTTATGACACTCCACTTCCCGGTGACTTGCTCTATCGTTCTACTGCTGGTCGTTTGACTCGTGCAACTGGAACATCGGACAAGATTGCCTTGTTCGTAGAGCTTACCAACAATGGTTCCTTGGTCACTACTCCAGCTAAGTTGGTTGGTGCCGCTGAAACATTTGACCGCATCAAGATCCAGTATCTTGGCGCGACTCATAATGCGTAATTAGTTGATTAGTCTACTGGGTTTGGTCCGAACCCGAACCCAGTAGAATTTTGGAAATGGAAAGGTAAGATGATAGATAGAGATACATTGTATAGACTATATGATGTTGAAGAAAAAACGACATATGAAATTGCAGACATTTTTTCGGTTGATCGCTCCTCTGTGTGTCTTTGGTTAAAGAAATATAATATTAAAACAAGAATTGCCAAAAGAGATGAAGCAGTATTGGATAGAAAACTTACAGAAATACAAAAAAATTTTTTAATTGGCTCAATTCTTGGTGACGGACATATTACAGACAACAGAAAAACACCAGTATATACAACAAGCCATAGTGACAAACAAAAAGAATATATCTACTGGAATTGGAAAATTTTTGGTGATTTGGGAAATGAACCTAAACTATTTAAAACCATAAACAAAACAAATAATAAGACGTATTCATTTTATAATTTTAGAACAAAGTGTATCCCAGAGTTAAAAATATTTAGAGAAATATTTTACACAGAAAGCAGAACAAAGATTATTCCAGAAAATATTAAAGATATTATTGTTAGTCCGTTTTCTTTTGCTGTGTGGTTAATGGAAGATGGTTCTTTTGCGAGAAGAGGAAAGCAAACAATTTTATGCACTGATTGTTTTACATATCGAGAGCACGAAATACTTAAAGATGCTATTGAATGTAATTTTAAACTTAAAGCAAATATAATAAAATACAACGATAGACATTTTAGGTTAAGATTTGGCGCAAGTGAAGCGCAAAAGATAAAAGAATTACTGGAAGAACACATAATAGAAAGTATGAAGTATAAAATTTTTTAGTCGTGAGCCTGTCGGTAACAACCGACTTAAAATTTTAAAATAACTCGGCCGGTTTTCCGCTCGGGTAAAACATAGGAGTTTCTATATGAGTCTTTTTAATACCCAAGGTGAGCTAAATGCGCTTAACGATCGTGACGCACTTAGCCAAATCGTAAAATATGCTTCGATTATCCAAAATAATCAATCAGCAAGTCAGGGTCTTGCCGGCCGTCCATCTTTTACTGAAGAGCAAAAAGATGAGCTGCTTCGCAAGGCTTTGATGTCAACTGAAGGTAAGGTTGCTCTAGGTCAGGCTATGGCTAACCCAATCCGCCGAAACTTAGATTATCAGGGTGTAGGCCGTCGGGTTCTTGTTGTAGACCCACTACCACAAGGTGCTTTGCCTGTTTACGACCGTGATATCGATGTTTCAGCCGTAGTGATTTCAAGCAACGGTTCAGCTCCAGAATCTCGCGTGTTCTCAGATCGCGTGACCATTCCTGAGTTTGAAGTTGTTTCTAATCCAACCGTTCGTATTGCTGAAGTAAAGCGACGTCGGTTTAACGTCATTGATCGTGCGCAGCAAAAAGCTCGCCAAGAAATTCAGGCCCAAGAAGATGCTAACATTTTCGCGGCTCTAGATTTCGCTGGTGACCTAAGTCTTGGTGGCGAAAACACCGCACAGGACATCGCTGACGCTGGTCTACTTAAGCGTGACCTCTCAGAAGTCAAAGTTCAGGTTGATCGTTGGGACCTAGTGACCTCAAAGTTCCTCATGAATATCGTTGAGTTTAACGACATTCTAAACTGGGGCTCAGGTGGTGGTCAGGCTGCCGGTTCTGGTGGTGAGTTGGACATGGTAAGCCAACGCGAAATTCTCCAGACTGGTCTTTTCGCTCACATTTGGGGCGCTGACATTATCGTAAGCAAGGTAGTTCCAGCGGGCACAGTGTTCGGTGTTGCGGATCCAGAGTTTGTTGGTGTGATGCCTATCAGGCAAGATATAGAGGTGCTCCCCGCAGACGAGCCGAAGCAGCTTAAGTTGGGCTGGGTGGTGAATGAGATCATTGGTATCGGAATTGTGAACCCAAGAGGTGTAAGCGTTGGTCGTAAGAGCGTGACTGCCGGCTAATTGCCTGATTTAGATAGTAAAATAGAATAGCATTAAGGCGACCCACTGGGTCGCCTTTTTGTTTTTTGTGTTTCGTGACGTCTGATTCGCTCATTTTTTTGGTTCATCTGCTGGCAGACCTTGTTTAAAATAATTTAAAATTTTTCAACAATGTGCTTTAAATTTTTATTGGCTTGGCGTATTACTATAGACAGCAGGGAATCTTTTCCCACCTAACAATGGAGACATTATGAAAAAGTTTACGGACACAGAGATTTTAAATGAAATGAAAAAAATATTTGAAGAACATGGATCTATACCTTCCATAAAAGAGTGGAGGAAACTAGGACGCATTTCGGCAGATGCAATTCTACGAGCATTCGGAACTTGGACAAAAGCGTGGCAAGCGGCAGGGTTGCTAAGCAGTGAGGGTCCTGTATATCAGATTAAAGAAAAAATGATTATTGAAATACAAAAAGCATTCATTGAATACAAAAAGGCCGGAGAAGCGTTTGGCGTTCAAGAATTAGTAAGAGCGTCTGGTCATTCTCGCCCAACCGTAGTAAAATATTTTGGGTCAGTATCAAATTTATTGAGTGCCGCCAAAATAGATATAAACAAGCAAATCACCAAAGATGACCTTATTAATGATTTTTTGGCAACCCACAAGAAACTAAGCAGAATACCTACAGCAAAAGATATAGAAAATAATTGCGAACACGCAAAATCAACTTTTCTTAGAGTATTTGGTTCTCTTGATGCGGTTATCTCTGCTGCTGGCCTTGAAAAACCAGAGGTAAAAGATGGTTTATCTGATGATGAATTATTGGAAGATCTTAAACGACTTCATGCAGAATTATCTCATACGCCAACCAATGAAGACATAATGATTCACGGAAAATTTAGTCCAAATGCTTATTCGAGAAACTTTGGTTCTTTCTCTAATGCTTTGGCTAAAATTGGTCTCTCTGCCGCCACACAAACAAAAAGTAATCAGGTTTGCCGTGTATGTGGGATTAACACAGTCTCAATGATATCACATGTGTCAAAAGATCATCCCGAAGAATTTAAAAAGCAAGAGCAGTCTGTAGTAGAATTATATCGTTCTGGACTAAGCTCAAAAAAGATTTGTGCTCGCGATGATCATATATTTATTAGTTCAACCAGCGTTGCCCGTATTATTAAAAAATACACTACGGCAGAAGAACGAGAATTGCTTAGAAAACAGAAAATTGAAACTACTTTAAAAAAGGATTACGCCGATGGCAAATATAATTGGGTAAACGAATTAAATTCTAATCGAAATATATCCTCTGAGGCGCGACAAAAGAATTCCGACGGACTTAAAGAGGCTTATTTGAGTGGTGATCGCGAACCATGGAATAAAGGCGCCACCAAAGAAACGGACCCGAGATTGGCTCTGGCTGCCATTAATACAAGTATATCTATGAAAACTCTATTTAAAGCAGGAGAGATAGACAAGAAAATAGGACCAGAAAGCAGTAGATGGATCGAAGACCGTGGAAAGGTTGCAAAGAGATATAGGTTGGGCCTTAGTTTTAATTATGAAGAACGCTCTAATATTAAGAAAAGAGCCAACTATTGCTGTCAGCACTGCGGAATTTCACAAGAACAATTGGAAGAAAGCAACCAGACTTTGGAATGCGACCACATTATAGCTATTACAGATGGCGGGCTTAGAGATTGGGAAACCAATGGCCAAGCCCTTTGTCCAATTTGTCATTTAAAGAAAACCGCCAGTGATGCAGAAAGGTCAAAATGAAATGTAAAAATTGTAAGAACGAAGCCACTATCGATAGGTCATTGTGCCAATCGTGTTTGGATAAAGCTCGTCTTAAGTCAGAAAAACGTAGACAGGTTTTGTTGTCTGTTGGTAAATGCATTAGTTGCGGCAAAAACAATCACTTAGAACAAAAGGAATTATGTCAAGTTTGTTTGGATAAAAAAACAATTTCATCAAAAAACAGAAAAGAAAGATATAAAAGTGAAAATAAGTGTGCAAAATGTTCTAGAACAAAATCTAATGTTGTGTTGTGGAGTAACGCTTGCTGTGCTGGATGCCATTTAAAATATAAATTTGGATTCAGCGGCACCAAAGAAGAGGCAGAAAAAATAATAAACGACTTATTGATAAAACAGAACTTTTGTTGCGCTCTTACTGGCAGGGATTTAAAAATAAACAAATTTCATATCGATCATATAGTTTCACGCTCTACTGATCCATTAAGAATATCGGATCCAACCAATTGGCAGTTGATAGTTGAAGACGCCAATATGTTTAAAGAGACAGCATCACAAGAAACAATCATTGCTCTTGCTCGCGATATCGTTGTAAAAGCACTGCACGATGGTGTATTATGTATCGATGACATACAGAAAGGACCAAAATGAACACTACACCTTACGACGCCACTAATTCAACTAATCCGTGGCTGATGAATAAAAAATCCACACCAATAATTGGGCCAGAGAACCTACCATTAACAGCCGAAAATATATGGAGCAAACAGGGCCAGGACCGCATAGATTTAGTTGATTGGATTTTTAATTATTATCGGACCAAAGGTTTTCCGTATTTTAAGCTAACCGACCAAGAATTATTTGACGAATTTCAAAATCTTAAATCAAAAGACCCTAATATTATATTTGACGGACAAATTATAAAAAACTCAAATACCGCTGGCCTTAATATCGCTAAACATTTTACCAGCGAATTATTTTACGCATCCAGAGAAAAAACAGGGAAATCGTGTATAGATGTTTTCAATGATGATGAATTATTTAAGAAAGTTCTTCAAAATCGAATGGGTTTTTGTACGAGCAAAGAAGATGGAACAGAGCGACCTTATATTTTTGCCATTGATGATGATATGATTTTGCAAGGATTTAGATCATCCAAAATTGGGGGTGCGAGCAGTATCAGTCACTTCAAGCCTATGATTGCAAAATATATTTATGCAAAATATAATACAAAGAAAACATTAGATTTTTCATGTGGTTGGTCGGCTCGTTGTGTGGCAGCTTTGTCGCTTGGAATAGAGTATTATGGCATTGACCCACTTACCGCAGAAAAAATAAATGAAACTATAAAGTATTTTGGTGGAACTGGGAAATGCATAAAGGACTGTTCTGAAAGCGCTGACTATAGTGTTTTTCCGCAAGTTGATTTGTGTTTTAGTTGTTGTCCATATTTCAACATAGAAATATACAGCAACGATACAACGCAAAGCAGTAATTATGGCGACTATCAGGACTGGTTGGATAAGTATTGGAAAGCAACGGTTTTAAATTGCTACCAAAAAACTAATTATTTCGGTTTCGTTGCCATGGAAAATGTTAGAAAATTTAGTTTTTTGGCCGACCTAATGAAAATTTGTTCTGATTGTGGCGGTGTTTTGGTGGAAGATACTTTGATTTCTGCCGCACGAAGTCATTTAAGCGGTAAAAAGAAAAGTGGTCAAGTTAATAAAAAGACAGAGCATTTAGTGGTTTATAAGGTAAGGTAATAAATGTTTGAATATAATTCAAAGTATTGTATTTTAGGCATGATGTCAGCAAAAACTGTTCCTTCACCAGACTGGAAGTGGTTTAAGAAAAATAGAACCACTGCGGTTTGTTTTGATGCCAACTTTAAACCAGATTTTCCAAAAGTATCTTATTCTTATATTTACAACAAACCACCAAAACCGATCAAATCATATAAAAGCACACAATTAACCTCCAAATTGGATGCTGGTTTTTTTGATTTGTCTGGTAAAAAATATCAAGAGATACGAGAAACACGAAACCATTTTGATAGAATTATCACAACCAGGGATTACAACAAACAAGATGTTCTCGATTTAATAGATTTTTGGGACACACATACAGGGAAACCCAAGTATAAATGGCAGTTACACTCAGGCTATGATCGTAATTTTTTTAATATTTGGTATGATCAAGAAAAGGATAATTTATTTTCCAGATTTTATTATATTGAAGACCGTATGGTGGGATATTCTATTCTTCATAAAGGCGTAGATTGCTGGGAATACTTGCTGCGTAAGGCAGACAATACATTAAGAAACACTTGTTTGTATATTGATTATAAAACATTCGAGTCTATTTATCAGCAAGAACAACGGGATTTCTTTGTTTGTTGGGGGTCCAGTAAAGGTAGTTTATTGATTTATAAAAGAAAGTTTGGTAGTTACGACGAAAGACCAACATATTTTTATAAGATTGGTGGATAAAATGGGTTTTGTTCCAATCACGCAGGGTAGAAAAACAAAGAGAGCAAAGAAACTGGATAGAGCGAGTCGTAGGTCTTGTTTGAAGGGAAAAAATAAACTAGCGAGTGCTGGTTTAGGTGATTTTTATTTTTCGCCTGGCATTTGCTGTTATGTGGCTACCAAACAAACGAACGAATGCATATTTTATATTAAAGAGGAGCGCGCAATAAACACTTTATTGAAAAGTGATTGTAAAATATACTACGAAGATGAAAAAACATGGTTTTATAACATAGAAGAATTTAGAAAATATTTATTGATATTAAAACTATCTTGTTTGGAGAAAAATGAATGATACTATTGGCCTCAAGGCTGCCTTTGGTTTAGAGAACCTTTGTTTTTATGAAAAGGGAAGTAAAAAGCGCGGCAAATACCATTGCTTATACATTTCTGATCCAGACTCCAAACACGACACCATACCAACAGAAGAATTGGAGTTTTTGCTGCAATCATTGTCAAGGCAACAGGGAGTAATTTATTTCGATGATTACCAAAAAACCTGCACTGGACTAGATGAATTAAAAACACTGTTGCTAACAATTAAATTAGCTGGTCTCTACTGATATTTCAAAAGTTGCAACTCCTTTTCGACAAACCGAATTTATTCAGACCATATTTAAAAATATACTAATATTTTTTGATAATGTGTATATTTTGACCAATGGTGGATCATTATGACCAGAAATAGAGATAATAATTTTTTTGAAGAATTACATGTATCATCAACTAATTTTGTTGTTTCAGTAAGTTGGAATTTTGTTTCTGTTGGAATTGCTCTTATGATAGAGAGTAATGATGCTAATGATATAATCCATTATTCATTTGATGGTTCTACTGTTCATGGCTCTATGCATGCCACTTTCCCATCCGAAGCCATTATATTTGATAACAGAAGCCAGTGTCAAGTCTGGTTTAAGCGGGCGTCTGGAAGCACGCCGGTTTTGGTGCGAGTTGAGGCTTGGCGGTAATGAGTCATTTCTTTGGACGAAACATCTACAAACCGGCTTTAGCGGATTTAACAGATGTATCTGATACAGATACTCCAGCCTCTAATGATGTTCTTATTTTTAATGGAACAGAATGGGTTTTTGCTCCATACAATACTACATTTTCATTTTCAATTGCATCATTTACCGACTCACAATCTTCAACAATTTTGATTGGAACTGGTGTTTGGAAAGCTATTGGAGCATTATCCTATACCGCTTCCTACTCTAATGGACCAGCTACTGGGGGGTACGTCTCTCACAATGGATGGACTGGAAACCTAACTTTAACCAGTACTTTCCAGGGCCCTACGGTGTCCACAGAGAATACTAGTTACCCAGCATCTCCTGGGTCTCTTTCTTTTGTATTACATGCAGCCAAGGGAGCCGAAACTGCTACCTCCACTATCACCAGAAACTTTTACAATTATCGTTTTTGGGGAGTAACAACAACTGCTGGTGGATATACCGAAGCAGATATTGAAGCATTTAATAGCAGCGAACTTTCCAACTTGCGGACCAAAACTTTTACTGTTGTTCCAGCTGCTGGTGAGTACATTGTCTACGCTTACCCCAGTAGATTGGGAACTGCTACGTTTTTTGTGGGAGGATTCGAAGGGGGATTTGTTGGGCCCGAAACGGTTTCTGTAACAAATTCCGCGGGCTATGTTGAAAATTACTACGCCTATTATTCAACTAATTCTGGTCTTGGAAGTACAACAGTGAGTGTAACCTAATGGCTATTAATTTAATTGATAAAATTGTTGCGAAAAATAACGCTTTTACTGGGCTTGTGGACGCCGAGCAAATTATTGGCGACGGGGCAACCAATGTGCTTCCGGACGCTGTAGTTTCTGTTTCTAATGTTACACAACATGAGATTTCAATAGACCACGAAAACCTACTTAATGCCGGAATCGACATAAGAAACGAGGGGCTGGCTATTTATGTTGACCCAGCCGGTAGCGATGATGCCTCTGGAGACATTGGTCATCCAGTACAAACGATTTGGGGTGCAATTCAAAAAATTCCTGTGCAGGGGCTCACTTATGTTTATTTAGCAGCAGGAACTTATACCCTTCCAAACTGGACTGCAGATGTTAACTACTACAAAAACACCATCATTCAGTCAGAAGGCCGAGTGGCTGTTATTGGAACAGTAACTACTCTCGAATCTTTTACCGTTCTTTCTTGTGTTAATAATATTGTAACCGCTACGCCTGATCCGGGGTGGACGATTAATGAACATCGTGGAAAATGTCTTCGTTGGGGAACCAGTAGTCATTATTGGATAATTAGCAATACTTCAGACGCGTTGACTGTTGCCATTACAACCTCTGATATTGGCGGATCTAATGCAAAGCCAACCGGAACTGTAAATATTTGTGAGCTTTCCTCTATTATAGCCCCGGGCACAAGTAATAATTATAGTTCCTATCTTTATGCTACTGGTCGTACTATTTTTTGGGATATACATTTTAATGGATCGGCTGGTGGTTCGGCGGGGAGAATTGGGCTTAACGGAATTGGCGGGAACGAACTTACGGTTAAAGAGTGTAAATTTTCCAATTGGTCTTGGTATGGCATAGTAGGCGCTTATTATATAGCTGTCACTAAAACCATGTTCGACAACTGCGCAATTGGAATTGCTCCTGGTTATGGAGCAACTATCAATGGCAATAACTTTTTTTATAACAAGCTAACAGGAGTAGCTATTGAAAGCCGTTACACAAACAGTTTAGTTACGCTCAACCATGATTGCGCAGCCTGGATGCATGACATTGGAACTTATTTGAGAATCGGCAACAATACAATGGTTGATGATTCGTCGTTTCGTGTTTGGGCAAGCGGAACATGCCAAACATATGCAAATCTTTGGGCTCTTGCTATTTATAAAAATAGTGGCCATGGTCTAATTGGAATGCCCGGAGCACTTACCTTCACCGTTCAAGTGTTTTATTTCAAAGAAGAGCATAACAAGCTTGTTCTTTATGATTCCACAACCTCCACGCTTCAACCCGACGCTAGCTATTTTAAAAGTGATACTTACACTTTGTCTTTAACAGACTATATAGCAGAAGGCTCGTCAGTTGAGTTTGATGACGGAAACACGGCAATAGGTTAAACATGAAGTATAATATAGGCGACAGAGTTTTTGCAAACGACGTAGAAATACGGGGCAATCTTACAATTGTGGGAGCAACCACGGGTCTTGCTCTAGACGGTTATGCATTAGATTCTGCGCTAGACTCCAATTGGGCCGAGCTTAACTCTCAAACACAAGCTTTACGAGACGCTTGTGACGGTTATGGTGCGCCAGATACTACAACCATAGATGCCCATTGGACTGAGTTAAATAGCCAAACACAAAGCCTGCGCGATGTTCTAGATGATTCAGACGGGTATGTGCTTTGTGATGGTTCTCGTCCTTTAACCGGTTTATTGAAATTTGAGGGAACTACGGCAGATTACCCGGCTCTCAAGGCCGTAGGAAATGGTTTACATGCACGATTGGCTAGTGACGACGGCTATTGTTTTGTCTCTGTTGGCAACTTAGAAATTAATGGACAAGCCTGGAGCACAATACCCGCTGTCCTAACTCCTACTGGCACCACACAGAACATAGACTGGAGCTTGGGTGCATATCAGATACTAGACTTGGAATCGGCCAGTGGTAACGTTACTTTAACCTTTTCTGACGAAAAAGCTGGTGCAAGTTATGTTTTAGAAATACGTCAAGATTCGTCGGTAGCTCTAACCGTAACTTTCCCAGATAATGTGTGGTGGGCAGACGGAATCAGCCCTGTCATATCTATTGGCGCAAATGCTGTAGATGTATGCACTTTCGTCTTTAACGGCGCTAATTTTTTTGGTAGCTGTGGTAAAAACTACTCCTAATGCTTTATAATAACCTACTACAAAACATTGGCTGCCAAAACCCCCACTTTTAAGATTTTTGACGGTGTAAATAATTTAATTTCATTCGAGGTAGTGCTGCCCCAACAAGGAAATAAGAGTCACTAACAAATAATCAGATTGACGACCGAATATTGGCTATTGAAACTTTACTCACAGATTTACAAGAAGATATTAACCAGCTACCAGAAAACTTGTACTGGTTTGGCTGAAATAAAACACCACTGTCGACAATGAAATTCACAACTCTCTACTAATATTTATTTTAATTTATGGGGAAACCCAATAAACCTTTTGAGAGAAACGATGCCTGAACTATTAGAGCAAGAAACGCAAGAAGACTCCGAACCTCCAAGTAAAAGAGCAAGTTATGCTAACCCTAATATTGCTGTTCACGATATCCGTTGTGTTAGAGGTCCTAATAGTTGGATGCACTCTTGCTATAACACATCGAAAAATATTATTAGCCGCGCTTTTGTCGGCCTCTATAGAGCCATTAAAAGCAGCAGCAATTATACTAGTTGTGGATGGGGACCAAAGGATAATAATGATTTTGCTGCTATCTATATCTTGCTTCGTAGGTAATATTTTAGCATTTTATGGATTTGATAGGATTTTCAAAAAGAAAGAAAAATAACTAACTTTTTGAGGCACCTATGCGTACTTTAGTTGTTTCTGATTTGCATTCTGGCGATCCAAGATGTGAAAACACTAGTTTTGTTTTAAAAGTATTGCGCGAAACTAATTACGATCAGCTAATATTGAACGGCGATATAGTTGATTTATGGTTAGTTAGCCCAGCCCAAATAAAAACTCATCCGGTTGTAATCGAGTTATCGCGGATAGCAAAAAACAAAAAGGTTATCTGGGTTCTTGGAAATCATGACTGGGATGCTCGTGGCCAAAACATAATACCGGGCGCAGAAGAAGTAGAATCCTATACTTTAAAAACCAGCAACCATGATGTGTTTTTTATACACGGGCACCAGGTTTATGAATTTCAGAATATGCCGTGGTATTCTAAATTACTAACAAAAATAAATTTTTGGTTTTGGCAAAAAACTGGAATTAATTTTCAAAGATTTCTTAATCGCGGTCCAATGTATGTGTGGCTAATTAGATATAGAAGAAAAGAAATAATAAAACAATATAAAGATAAATCAAACACAATAGTTATTGGTCATACTCACCTTTTTGGTTGCTCTAGTTCGTCTAAAACAACCGTCTTTGATATCGGTAGTCTTCCGATACGCAAAACCTACTGCATCATAAACGATAACGGTGACGTTTTGCTTCAAAAATTCCAATATTAGTTGCTCAATCTATCAATATTTTGACTTTAAATTGTAAGGATTGGTTTGCCTTGCGTTAGGCAGGCACCAATCTAATCAAGGCGGGAAGTAACCCGCAAATTAAAGGAGAAGTACAAGATGGCGCAAGTTTTTACAGGAAAGGTTTGTTGGTTTGATCCGGCTCGTGGAATTGGTTTTATTTCAAAGGATGACGGAACTGGTGATGTTTTCGTTCACTGGACCAATATAGAAATGGAAGGATTTAAGACACTAAAACCAGGTCAGCCTGTTTCTTTTGAGATGGGCGAGAATAACCGCGGCCCGCAAAGTATAAAAGTAAAATTGTTGGGAACACCAGCAAAGAGCTAAACCAGCAAAAGAGGAGCAAAAAAATGAAAGTTAAGAACAACAATGTTTTGTGGTTGTTGAATACCACGAAACATGCCGTAAGTATTAGTGATTTGGGCGTTAAAGTTGCACCAGGAAACACCGTGAATATTTACAAACACAACCCATATTTGACAAAGGAACAGGTCGATTGTTCCCTTAAGTCTGGATCACTTGCTAGCCATCTTGCATCAAAAACTGTAAAAATAGTTAATAAGAATGTAAGTTCTGTGGCAGATACTATTGGCAAAATAAAAGCAAGTAAAGAGGGTAATAGCAAGGCAATAAAGACAAAATCATCTGTAGTATTAGATTCCAGTTCCCAAAACGAAGAAGATGGAGAGTCCTTTGATTTTGCAGACTATGGTGTATCTGACATAGGTGCGCTTAGTAAAAGGCAAAATGATGGTTCAGTTGTTATGAAAACAGAACCACTTGCAGAAAAACCCCAAAGCACTGAGACCAAATTAGAACCACAAGTTGAATCTGGCGTAAGCAAGCAATCTCAAATTGTTATGAAAGTAACACAGGAAGCAATGGTTGATCCCACTGGTCCTATTGCTCCTGCATCACAACCAACAACATCACAACCATTCACCGTTGTAAAACCTGAGGAAAAAGAAGGTGTTTGGTGTGCTGTGGCCGATGATGGAAAAATTCTCACATCCAAAGACGGTAGTGTTTTGGTTGAGGGAGCGCAAGAATCAGAAGAACCAACTAGCTTTTCACAAGAGCAGCAGACGTACAAGTCCTATGTTCGCGACACCCACAAGGACGAAAGTGGAGCAATTGTGGTAGGAAATGCTCCTGCTCGCTCAATAAAGAAAATTTCACAGCAACCGGAATCAGAAGCAGATGGAGCACTTGGTGACGCAGATGATTCTGTTATAGTGTTTGGTGACGTTGGAGAACAGGTAAGGGAACCCGAAAAACTAGACGATGGCGCAATCGTTATGAAGGTTGAACCAGAGCCAGAGCCTGTTAAGAGAGTTAGAAAGAAGAAAGTGAAAGAATAATATTTTATTTGGAGCGTAGTAAATGGCCTGTCATCGTGTCGGAATACGCGGAAGAACAGTGGAATTGTATGTTCAATTCGTCGATTCTGCTGGAAATCCAACAAACGCCGATGACACGCCCCAAGTAGAAATACGCGATTCCGCTGGAACTATTTTACAAGCATCCACAAATCTTGGTGTTGGTTTATCTAACGGCCAAGCAGGTCTTTACTACCTAATATACACAATTCCAGAAACAGCTGCTGACGGATACGCGGAAGACAAATGGACTGCGGAAATTGGCGGAGTTGAGATAGAAAATACTTTTGAGTTTTTAATTTCAACCTCTGGTGATGTTGATGATTCGTGTCCCCCAGATTTTACTCCAGGCGATTTAGTTGCGTGGGATTTTTCAAAAGAAGAATCTTATGGAATAAATATTCTTTTAAGGCTTGTAAAAGCAAGAGTAAAAAATAATGGAACAAGAAAGGTAAGAGAAGGCGATCATTACATAGACATTCCCTGCAATATATTTACTGACGACGAGCTGGTTTGTTTTTTGGTAAATAGTCTATCAAGCTTCAATCAGTACCCACACTTTACTCAATTTACTTTTGCTGATCCCGCCATTTACGGGATTTTTAGCGAAATAATTACACAGGGTGGTGTGTTATTGGCCCTAGCAGCACAGTCACTAATAGAAAAGGGCAAAGAATTCACAATAACTGATAATGGTGTTGCTTATCAACCACCAATGGTTGCCGATTTGCTTAGCTCGCAGTATAGTGCACAATTAGCAGACTACAAAGAGAAACTCAAAATGATAAAAAACTCAATTAAACCTGCTCCACGTGGTCAGGGCACCTTCAGATCTTTGGGCATGAACCCAAGCTACCTTCGTCTGAGGCACCTTCGATCACATCAAATTGTATAACGATTTCAAGGAGTTATATGACAGACACTTATCACAAGAGACAAAAACAAGCGGGAGAGAAACAGGGTAGGGGAACGGTTTGGTCTGAGGAAGAGTTGAATTTTTTGAGAGAAAATTACAGGGCAGACAAGAAACAGGAATTGATTGGCAAACTTAATAGGCGTTGGCCAGCAATTACGCATATGGCTGGGAAACTGGGGTTTAAATTCGATAAATCTGGAATGACATATAATGTCATTTGGACTGATGAAGAAGAAACTTATTTAATTGATAATTATGCTTCCGGTGATTTAAAAGAAATTGCAGAAAAATTAGGTAGAACAAAAAAGGCAATTACTGAAAGAGCGAAATTACTAAAGATACAAAGAGACTACGACATCGTTAGGAAACAGTGCCATCATTACACTATTAATGAGGATTTTTTCAAGGTTTGGTCGGATGATATGGCATACATACTTGGGTTAATTTGGACTGATGGTTGTATTCTTGATAATGATTATTGCGTAGATATAACCCAGCACGTAAAAGACAAATATATTTTAGAAAAAATAAACACACTTATTGGCAGTAATAGGCCAATCAGGAGAGACAGAAATACATCTGTTTTTGCTATTAATAATAAAATAATATATGAGGATTTGCTTTCCTTGGGGCTTATACAAAGAAAATCAAAAACTGTAGATGTTCCTATTAATTTACCAAGCAATCACATACCATCATTTATTAGGGGTGTTATGGATGGAGACGGCTCTGTGAACACAAAAGCAAAACGAATGAGGATTTGCACTGCTAGTAAAAAGTTTGCAGACGGAATTTGTGGGATGTTGTCACAACTAAACGTAGAACAAAAAACCTATAATATGGCATATGTTTTAAGAGACAGCCACAAGGTCAAAAAACAAGATCAGGTTCCCGGTGACATTAAAACAGATTTTTATGTCATAGAGATTATTAGGAGAGATAGTGTAAAAAAATTATATCACCTAATGTATGACAACCAAAGTTTATATTTGGATAGAAAGAAAGAATCATTTGATAAAATGTGCTTAATTTAGCACATTCAAGGAGAAATAATGGCATCCAATACTTTTGCTGGCGGAACAACGGATGAGACGGTTGTTTTCGATAAGCCAATAAACTATTTAAATATTTTTGTCGGCACAGGAGTAACATTTGCCGTAAGTCTCGATAAAGGAGAGAATTTTTTAAGTCTTCCCGTCGGATTTCATAGTTTTTTTATAGGCCATGTTAAAGAAGTTCAAGTTCAGTCTTCTGGAGCTTGGCAACTAATTGGAGTTCAGGCGTAAATAATGGAGTTACAAACAATGAGTTATCATGAAATTGAAATAATGCTTACAGCTATTAAAGATTTCATAGATAGTTTAAATGAAACAATTGCTAACAACGCAATAGATGACGTAAGAAGAACAAATGAGCAGTATCGTGAGGCAATTAAGTTGGTTGGTGAAATAGATGGCCGCATTAAAAGATAATATAGCAGAAGATCTTGCAAAAAGTCTTGAGTCTGCTACACATCTTATGAAGAATCTTCTTGGAGACATAAAAGATAATGCGGCATCAGCAGCGGCAGTTAAGTCAAAGTTAGAGTCGTTGTCAGATAATGTTGCAACACTATTACACGATAGCAACGGTAGAGGCTCTGTCATTACCAGGCTAACACTGGTTGAAAAAGAAATTGAAAACCTAGAAGAAAGATTTGATGATTTTGAAAAAGACACTGCTGATTCTTTTTTAGATATTAAGTCTGGTATCAAAGAACAAAAAAAATTCGAAGAAGCTACACTTAGTCAGGAAAAAACCTTCAGGCGCGACAAACTAATAACAAAATTAAAATTAGCGGCAGTAATTGCTCCTGGAACTTTATCATTAATAATATTGGCACTAAAAGCCTTAACAGGACTTGTTCCCTAGGAAAAAATATGAAAGATTTAGATAAATTACAAATTAATTACATAGGGTATAAAGAACCAGAGTCAGTAATGGAATTGGAAATAGAAATTGCTGGTCTGCGAACGGCGATTGCTTTTGCACAACAGAGAATTGCTGTTTTGGAACAAAGCTTAAAAATCCGCGATCTTATAGAGCAAAACGGAGCGACGAAACATGAGACGACTATCGATCAGGGAACCGGCGACTCTAAAACGAATAAGTAGTAGAGAACTCCCGAACACAGACAAAATAATCGCTCTAATGCGCGAGTCTGTAAAAAAAGATCCAGTAATAAAAGAAAAATTCAAAGAGTATGGCGTTTCTATCAGCGAAATAGACGATATCCCTGTTTGTTTTTGTGATCTTGATGTTTCTGCAAAAACAAAAGATAAGAAAATTTACCTAAATATTGGAATGTTGTTTGACAGGAACATCAATCCAACACATTATTTGATTCACGAATTAATACACTTTCTACAACAAAAAACCGGGTTAAATAAAAATGAATCCGATACAGAAGATTATTTGGACAAAGAAAGTGAAAAAGAGGCATTTCAAGCACAAGTAGATTACAAAAAAAGAGATGAAGGCGAACACGGCGCAGAGGAATATGTCGACGGGTTACTGGATCATCACGGACTTAGTGGCAAAAAACGAAAAAATAAGAAAAAAGAATTAATGGACGAATAACGTGCGAATACCAATTTGTAATTATAATATAGATGCACAGTGGCGTATTAGCTCCGATGGATATTTGTATCGAGAGAACACAAATATCGGAATTGGAACAAGTACGCCCGATGAAAGATTGGTGGTAGATGGAGTAGTAAGTTTAGGATACGAATCAACTCCGGATATTACAGATTTGCACGGAAAACTGTATGTTAATTCGGCTGGGGAGTTGCATTTCCTTAGTGCAACCCTAGGGGACATAAACTTAAACTCCATTAGTGACTACGAACTTGCTTCAGTATCCAACGGCAGGTGGGCCGAACTTAACTCTCAAACTCAGGATTTGCGAACTGCTTGTGATGGGTATGGCGCTCCGGACACCACCATAATAGATGCACATTGGGCCGAGCTAAATAATCAAACCCAAAATCTTAGGGATGCTTGCGACGGATATGCCTCGGGCCTAACAGCAGATCTAAATTGGGCAGAGTTAAATACACAAACACAAGCGCTCCGAAATGCTTGTGACGGTTATAGTGATTTAATAACCGGCATAGAAGATCTGGAAGTAGAGCATTATCAACAGCAGAATGATATTCTGGTTACTATAATCAAAGATTTAGATGGTTATGCTTTAGACACCACAGTAGACTCCAATTGGGCAGAACTAAACAATCAAACGCAGGAGCTTAGAGATACTTGCGATGGATATGCTACCACTATCGCAGTTGAAGCAAACTGGGCCGAGTTAAATGATCAGACCCAGAACCTCAGAAACGCCTGTGACGGTTACGGCGCACCAGATACCACTACAATAGATGCTCATTGGGCTGAACTAAACAACCAAACACAGCAACTAAGAAACGCGGCCGATGGTTATGCTCTTGATTCAACTGTGGATTCAAATTGGATTGAAAATATTTCGCAGTCACAGGACATTAGAGACTCCTTAGATGGGTATGCGCTACTGGATGGCAGCAAAAACTTCGATCTTATTAAGTTTGACCAATCACAAATAAAGCCTGCTGGTGACGGATTAGTTTTGCGAAACTCCGCAGGTGATGGATATATGACTCTTTTAACCACCGGTGACCTAGAAATAAACGGTGGCATAAATAATCCAGTTGTTACCTATACACCGGTTGGGACAACCCAAGAAATAAACCTAAACAATAGTAATAGTTTTATATTAGACCTGGGTAGTGCGGCAGGCAATGTTTCGTTAAATTTTTTTGGTGAAAGGGCTGGATCTAGCTTCTTCATAGTTGTAATACAAGACTCCGCAGTAGCAGTTGATGTTGTGTGGCAAAACAATGTGCTATGGTCTGATGGTGTTACTCCGGTTATTTCTACTGGTGCTGCGACAAGAGATTGCATTTCGTTTATTTTTGACGGTAGCTATTTCTACGGTAGCATCGGTAAGAATTTTAGTTAAGGTGAATAAATAATGAAAGGTATTATTTATTTGGCAGCTGATACAACTAACGATTTACAATATGTTGGACAAACTGTTCGTACACTTGAAAAAAGAAAACAAGGTGGTTATAATTCATACTTTCAAAATGCCATAAATCATCACGGTGATAAAATAGTATGGGATATAATTGGAGAGTTTGAAGAATCAGAACTGGATTTAATAGAACGTTGTTATATTTATAGTTTAGATACAGTTTATCCTAACGGATATAATTTTGACAGCGGTGGTTGTAAGCATAAACATATGTCTGAATCATCACGAAAGAAAATGAGTGAATCAAATAAGGGCAAAATAATATCAGATGAAACCAAACGCAAATTAAGTGAAGCAGCAAAAGGCAGAAAACACTCTGAAGAAACAAAAAGAAAAATTAGTGAGTCACTTAATGGCAAAACTCACACTGATGATCGAAAATTAAAAATGTCAATTGCTGATGGTGGTAAATTGTTTTGCGTATATGATTTACAAGAAAATTTTATAGGTTTGTGGATAAATCAAGCAAAATGTGCTAGGGACCTAGGATTACTAAGAACATCAATTAATAATTGTCTTAATAATAAAAGAAAAACTCACCACAACTATACTTTTCGATACTTAGTAGAGAATAAATAAATGCTTTATACTAAAAACTTTAATATAGATACTCCAAATCCAACTTTTGAGGTATTTCAAAAAGGTAGCACCAGTGGAGTTGCTAACCTATCTCGCGATCTCACTATAAACGGTACCACTGTTAGTCCCACCTTGCTTTATTATGGGGGAGATGCTAATTCTACTAATTGGACAGCGCAAATTGGAGAAACTCTGGTTTTGCAAGCCGGTACAGCACCTAGTTATAACCAAGGCAGTCCTTTGCTTGGTACCAATGACGATTCAGTAAAATTTAATTCTGGTGGATATTACCGTGCGTCTACTGCTAGTATCGGCGATATTACAACAGAGGATATGGTAGTTGAATGCATTGTCAGAATGTCAGCTTTCCAACCTCTTGTTCTCTTCGGTCATCGTACCGGAGCAGTGCCTGGTTGGAAGGTTGCAACAACCACTGCTACTAGACTATTTTGTACAATTGGTTCGGGCACCACACAAATATCAGCTGGAGTAACCGGAATTCTGACTGCTAACTGTTGGTATCATGTTCTCTTTTTTCTTGACCGTAGTGGTAGCAGTATTTCATATGTTAATGGGGTAGCTTCTGCTGCAGTTGATATTAGTGCTCTTGTTGCTGCTTCTCTTTCTACTGATGATCTCTTCACTGTTGGTGCTGCTAGTGATGGTGGGAATGCATGTGATTGTCCTATTGCACTTCTAGCAATGTGGAAACAGGCTTCCTGGCTTGATACCCATTTACAAGCAGCATTAGCACTTGAAAGATTTAATAAACTGCTGAACTTAATGCCACAAGTTGCTTTGGGCACCGCGGCACCAACAGCACAAACGCGGGCAAGCGCAACCCACCTAAACAACGCCGGTGAATTGTATAGGGTTGGTGCAAATTGGCTAAGGGTAGAAAGCCCAGGTTATTTTTGCGAACCAGCAGCTACAAACAAAATACTACAATCACAAGTTTTCCAAAGCGATGGTGTTTGGACTTTGCTGGACGCGGGTGATACTTTTGGCACTCAGCTGTGTAACGATGCTGACATGGAGGCAGCAACCACAGCAGCTTGGTCCACTACTAATGGAGCTACTCTTACAAAAGAAACCACAACCCCTCATGGCGGCACTAATTGTTTGCGAGTAGCGCGAGGAACCACAAATAATCCTAACTCATATCAAGTAGTGCTAACCGTGGGCAAAACCTATTGCGTTACCGGTTGGGCTCGTAGCAATGGTGTTTCTAACCCTTATGTTTATTTGGGTATAGCAACTGGATATGAGTGGGTTGGAACAACATCAACTGATTGGCAATATTTTACTTTAATTAGAAAGGTAACTGATACTCGTTTAGCTTTAGCTTCTAACGCGACAACTGGTAATTATGTTGAGTTTGATGATATTAAACTATACGAAGTCACAGAAACTGCACCAAATAAAGAATTAGAGTCAAGTGGCTTGGTTCCTGATTCCACCAACGGAATCCACGGATTTACGCAAGCAGTTATTCTTACTGCTGTTAATCATACTTTATCTGTGTATGCTAAAGCCGGCGCGCAAAACTGGATATATTTGAGTGATGATACAGTTGCAAATGCTACCTGTTACTTTGACCTTGGTACTGGTGTTGTTGGAAAAACTTTAGCCGCAAAGCTGAATGAACTCGGACACGAAGTGATGATTGGAACCAGAAGTGTTTCTGAAACAATGGCTAAAACTGAAACTGATATGATGGGAAGT